GAATAATAATGCGTTATCAAGGACTAGGTGATGATTCAATTCGTCAACTTCCAAGAGGCGATTTAAACGTACAAATAATCGTAGAAAATCATCCAGATTTTATAAGAGATAGGTCGCATATTCGAACAAAGTGTAGTATAAATGTATTACAACTAATATTAGGTACAAATGTTATAATAACCGATTTGGCAGGAAAAGATGTAAATGTAAAAATACCAGCTGGCACAAATCCTGGAACCATAATGAGTATTGCAGGACATGGGTTACCTGATATAAATGGCCGTAGAAACGGTAATATGTATTTAGAAATAAAAGGAACTACTCCCAAAATAGAAGATTGGGAAACACTAGACACAATAAGGAAAATAAATGATGGAACTACTACTGGCACCTGATGGTAGACTAGAAACAAAACTTGAAAGATTTGATTTTGAACAAATGCATCCTGCGCCTGTTGCAGTAGATATGATTGAACTAATGAACAAACACAGCGGATTAGGATTAAGTGCAAATCAAGTTGGGTTTCCTATGCAGATCTTTGTAATGAAGGCATTACTAAACAAAAAACACGGAGATCCTGTTATTGTAATGAATCCTATTATCAAAGGACTGAGTGAAGAAATCGAAGCAGGTGTTGAAGGATGTTTAAGTCATCCAGATTTAATATTAAAAGTAAGACGGCCAGTTAGTGTAATGGTCGAATTTGATACCTTGACATCTGACCTAAAGGATGTTATACATATAGAAGCAAAGTACGACGATATCGATGCACGAATATTTCTACACGAATATGATCATTTGTATGGTATTCAGTTTATTGATAGAGTCAGCAAACTAAAACTAGACATGGCAGAAAAAAAGCGTCTAAAAAAAGGAAAAAAAGTTAATGGTTGAACCATCAAGAGAGTTACAGGCAGTGTTTGATAAAGCAGTTAACGATGCTAAGAAACTTCAGCACGAATATATTACATTAGAACATTTACTATTTTCTATGCTCTGCGAAGAAACATTCGGAACCTTGATAACAGGTTATGGTGCAGACGCTGAACATATGCGTAAAGAACTAGAAAGCTATCTAACAACAAATCTAAATGATATTAAGATTGAAGAAAAGAAATATAAACCAAAGAAAACTACCACAGTAGAACGTGTTTTAAATCGTGCATTTACACAAGTACTTTTCCAAGGCAGAAACGATATTACTATTGCTGATGTGTTTATTAGTATCTTGACTGAAAAGAAAAGTTGGGCATACTTTATTACACAAAAAGTTGGCATTGACAAAGAAAAGTTTCAGAACTATATTAGTGCAGAAACAGAAATATATGAGAACCAGGACGAAAACGAAAACAAAGGCATTGCTAATAAAGCACTACGAGATTTTACTACAGATCTAAATCAACAAGTTAGTATGAATAAGATTGATCCAGTGATTGGTAGAGATGAAGAAATCGAACAAGTTGCTCTTGCATTAGGCCGCCGTACAAAATCAAATGTTCTTATTGTTGGCGATCCGGGTGTTGGTAAAACTGCTATTGCAGAAGGTCTTGCTTATCAGATTGTTAACGGAAATGTGCCAGAGTTTCTAAAAGAATACCGAGTGTTTAGTTTAGACATTGGCGCTATGCTTGCTGGATCAAAATATCGCGGCGACTTTGAAGAACGTTTTAAAATGGTACTTGCAGGGTTAAAAGGCAAAGGCAAAACTATTATGTTTATCGACGAAGCACACATGATTAGTGGTGCAGGCGCCAGCGGCAGTGGTGGATCAAATGATTTGGCTAATATGTTAAAACCTGCACTTGCAAAAGGAAATATCAATGTTGTTGCTTCAACTACTTGGGAAGAATATCGCAAGTTCTTTGAAAAGGATCGGGCTCTTATGCGCCGATTCCAGAGAGTAAGTGTTGACGAACCAGATAGAGAAACTACACTAAAAATCCTCGAAGGTATTAAAACATACTACGAAGAGTTTCATAGTGTTGATATTCAACACGAGGCACTTGAAGCAGCAGTTGATTTAAGTATAAAATATCAAAACGATAAAAAACTTCCTGACAAAGCTATTGATTTGATTGACGTAGCATGTGCAAGATTTAAAGTACGTGATATTACTAAAGACAAAGTTGTAACCAAAGATAGTATTCAGTACGAACTTGCAAAAATGATTAAACTTCCTGAAGAACAAGTAAAAGAGCGTGAAAGTGAAAACCTAGCACACTTGGAAGATAACTTGAAGAAAGTTGTATACGGTCAAGATAAAGCAATTGACGACATTGTTGACAAAATACTTGTAAGTCAAGCAGGACTTAAAAGTGACAACAAACCAGTAGGAAGTTTTGTGTTTATGGGCCCAACAGGTGTAGGTAAAACTGAACTTGCCAAACAACTTAGTAACCAACTTGGTGTAAAACTTGTACGGTTTGATATGAGTGAATATCAAGAAAAACATAGTATTAGTAAACTAATCGGATCACCTCCGGGATATGTTGGATACGAAGACAATGCTGGCGGCTTATTGATTGATAAGATTCAAGAGAATCCCAACTGTGTGTTGCTATTAGACGAGATTGAAAAAGCACATCCGGATGTAAGTAGCATACTACTACAGATTATGGACAATGGCAAGATTACAGGTTCCAATGGCAAAGAAGCAGATGCTCGCAACTGTACACTTATTCTTACAACAAACTTGGGTGCGCAAGAGGCAGAAAAGAATACTATTGGATTTAGTGACAGTATGGAAAAAGATTATGACGATGTTGATCTTAAAAAGTTCTTTACTCCAGAGTTTAGAAATAGACTAGATGGTGTTATTACGTTTGGCAAACTCAGCAAAGAAGTCATGCTGAAGATTGTTGGCAAGTTTCTTGTTGAACTTAAAACACAAGTACAGAAAAAAGATATTGCTATCAACATCACAGATGATGCTCTTGATTATCTTGTAGACAAAGGATTTGATCCTAAAATGGGCGCTCGTCCTTTACAACGTGTTATTGACAATGAAATCAAACGTCCGCTTAGTCGTCAAATGTTGTTTGGTGATCTAAAAGCTGGTGGCAGTGTTACTATTGATTATCGAGAGAAAGAAATCAAACTCGATTGTGAAATAGAATATGAGACTGTATGAAACTAAAAAACTACACTATGGCAAATACTTTTATAAACTTGCCATAGTGAACTGTTGTGCAAGTTATTTTAGAACAGAGTTTCAAACAGACGGAAGTTTAAAATATGCTAGACGCAAACTTGATGAAGTTAACAAACATTATGTTCCTTCAAATCACGATTGGAAGGTTGAAATACCATTAACAACAACCTACAACGATGTTATTCCTGTTGAGCATTTTTGGGATGCTATTGATATTTACAGACATTTACTCAAACACACTGATTATAAAATAAGATGCAGTTTTAACGATTTATCAATCTATAGTAACAATCGAAAAATGTTGGTAGACTTAGGAAACAAACTTAGACAAAAATACACTGAGTTTTGGGAGCCAAATCCTGAAACTATACAAGCACTGAGTTCTGAAAAAAATGCTATTATAGTAAACAAACCTCCTCAGTATGAATACAAAGTTACTCTTGGAAATAAAAAAGGTGTTGCAGCACTTGCCAAATGGATAGAACGTAATCCAAAACTTGCATCAATGGGTACAAGAGCACGTGAAAGTTGTAAAAATGAAGATTACGTATATGGATATTATTTTCATGTTAGAGATCTCAAAACACTGTTGATAATACAAATGATGACCGGTGATAACATACAACGCATAGATAAATTTGTTTATATCAAACAATAGATAAATACAATATGGCGAGTTCAAGTGAAATAATTTTATCAAATCAAGTTCATCCAGGAGACAGTACAACTGAAACTGTTACCGGCGACGACTTCAAAGGGGATGGTTACTACGGACGTAGTGACGGGTTCCATACTGTTCAATATAGTCTCGATGGCTTTATTGGTACATTGGTTATACAAGCAACATTAGCTGTTGAACCAACTAGTAGTGATTGGTTTACGTTAACCGAAACAACACATACTAGTGCAAATGACAGTAGTGACAACGCAGATGGCGGATTTTTATACAACTTCACAGGAAACTATGTGTGGGTACGTGCATACATCAGTAACTGGACTGATGGAACAATATCAAACATATTATTAAATCATTAAGGTAGACACATGAAACATTTTATTAGTATAATAATAGACAACGATGGAATAAACGAAAGCAGAGATTTTGTTTTAGACACTGTCTTGAATACAGCTAACATTGGATTACTAGAAAATACAATGGAATATGAAATATACGAAAGTGAAAATAATACACAAGTATTGAGTACTCCTATCGCACGTGAACTAAACGAAAAACAACAAGCATACCTTGCAAAAAAACTTGCCAACAAACTATTTGACAAAGGTTATAATAACTTTGATATTGAGTTTAGTCTTAGTGAGGCAAGCCTTAATGAAGCAGCACCAACTACATTTACTCCAACGCACTACGGTGGACCAGGTGGACTTAACAATGTTATGCTACACACAGATGGAAATCTTTATTTTAATGGTCCTGAAGGCATTACAAGATGGAATGGTAATCCAAGCGGCGAAGGCATTCTTGGTAGATGGAACCCTGCAACTATCAAAGGTACAATAGTTAATGGACAAAGAGTTCCGTATCCAGCAGGAACAAACTTTAGTAATGCACCAAGAGCAGCAGCACCAGCAGCAGGTAATGCAGCAGCAGGCAATGCAGCAGCAGGCAATGGTACTTTACGCAGAGGCAGTAGAGGCCCAGCAGTTAGAAAGCTACAACTAGACTTAGGCGTACAACCTGCAGATGGTGTGTTTGGTCCAGCAACTGAGGCGGCCGTTAAAGATTTTCAACAGCGTATGATGCCAGGTGAAACAGCAGACGGTATTGTAGGACCAAAAACTAATACAGCTATACAACAATCAGCAGCAATAGATACAGGCGATAATCCAGAGATTGAAAAATCTGATCCTAACTCTCAGTTTGCAGCATTAAGTGGATTTGCTACTAGTAGAAGAGGCGGCATTGCCAACAACCCATCGCAAGTAGATGCTATTAAAGAACTACAAGCTGAGTTAAAACGTAGAGGATTGCTTGATGGCGAAGTTGACGGCAAATATGGTCCTCAAACAAGAGCAGCAGTAAGAGCATTCCAAGAACAAAATGATTTGTATGTAGATGGAGACGCAGGCCCAAGAACTATTCAAAAGTTGATGCAGCGTGATGATGAAATTACAACAACAACATTAGACGATCCGCAAGATCAAAACGCAAGTAACGAGCCGCCAGGATTCGGCAGAAGTCAAGACAGGCCAGACGAACTAGATGCAGACTCAGGAACAGGATCTGAACGCATTCAAGGTGCATTACCTCAAGATATAAGAGATCAATATAATCAAGCAAAAACAGATAAAGATTATATTGCAATGCTGAGATTAGTTGATCAATACGAATTCCTTTATAATAGATTTGCTGAGATAGAAAACCCAGAAGGCGAAGGGACTATGTATGATTGGCTTACAGCAAAAGCAGCAGATGACAGTTCTGATTTTCCTGGAGCAGAAGAACCAGCAGTTGATAATCAACAACAAGCACCAGCAGGAGTTGCTGTAGGCGATGTTGCAACACAAGAACAATCAGATACACTAAAAACAATAGATCCAAAAAACTATCCTGTGCCCGGCGAAGAACTTAATCAAGCAGATGTAGATGCACTCAATGATACAGATCAACTTGCCGCTGATACAATAGCTGCATTAGATGCAAACCCTGCACCACAAGGTGAACTTGGTGCAACAGACCAAGCACAAACCGGAACAGACGATGATCAACAAGCAGCATCAGATGCCGATGACGAACAACAAGCAGTGTCATTAGAGCCAGTTGAAGGTCCTTACAAAGAAGGCGATGAAATAACAGACGATATTGCTGCTAAGTTAGAAACACTTGGTATTGATCCTGGATTGGGTGGCAAACCTATGACTCAAGAAGATGCAGATGCGCTCAACAAAGGTATAGAAGATGGTACTATTGAAGGGCCGGCTACAGAGGCTCCAGAACTTGAAATACTTGACAATCAGCCTAGAGGCTATGGCATGGAGCAAGGTAAAGTAATAGTAAAACGTGGCGAAAGATATTTTGAGGTTGATGTTAGTAGAACAAGAAACTTTAATGGTCAGTCAAGATATCGTGGAAGCTCTTTACCAGGATACGAATATGACGCTGATAATCCACAAGCACCTAGCAGAACAAATGCAGACGCTGTATATTTTGATCCGGCAACCTTTGATGATGTTACAACAAACGTAGCAAACGTAGAACCAAGACCAACTGCCAGCGGCGTACAAGGCGACTATGGTAGAAATGATTGGGATCAAAGATACGGCGAAACACACAACGCAGACGGAACTCCTAAAGCAAACGAAAGTGTTGAACCAATGCCCAAAGGTGCATTTATGGTTGAGGATCGTGCTATATGGCGTTCGCTGTATGAAAGCACACACTACACAAACGGCAAGCCTCGTCCACGTACATTTATTACAGAAAGCAAAATGCAAGAAGTTACATTTGATGACGATGACAAGTTCTTTGAAAACTACGGGGTAATGTGGTTCAATGAAGACGAAACCATAGACGAAGCAGAGTATCAAGGTCGTAAAGTTAAACTAGGCAAGCCAATGGCAGGTGATGTTAAAAAGTTTAAAGTGTATGTTAAGAATCCAAAAGGTAATGTAGTCAAAGTTAACTTTGGACAAAAAGGTGCTAAAATCAAAAAGAACAATCCAGAACGTAGACGCAGTTTCCGTGCAAGACACAACTGCGATAATCCTGGACCTAGACATAAAGCAAGATATTGGAGTTGCAGAAAATGGTAAAATCAGAAGCACAGTTAATAAGAGAGTTAGGCGATCGTCTTTCAAAAATTAATCCGGTCGATGAAAGTGCAGAAGATAATACTCCTGCAAGACCTTTTTATGTTAAAGTAGAAACACCTAAAGAGAAGTAATATGAAAATAAATGAATTTCACGATATGGATATACCAGACGAGATTGTTCCAAAGCCTGATTATGATGTAGCCAGTGACTTGCTAATCTTCATGCGTAATGATCCTATGTTTTATAGAAAAAACTTTTTTCCAGCAGTAGAAACATACAAAGAAAACGACAAAGATACTTCGCCTATTGAAAATATGATCAAGGGCGGATTAGGACAGTATTGTCAAAAGTTTAATATTCTCAATCCAGCTGACGAACTTATGGGCGAAGGCGATATAAAAGCTCTTACACAGCAGATTATCCAAGATGAAATGGAAGATCTTGCAGAGGGAAACTCACCTCATAAAAAAGGTACTAAAAAGTACAAGAAGCACATGGCAGCTATCCACGCTAACGGAGGCTAATATGGATATCAAAGACTTACAGCACCTAGCAGGCATACGCAACAAGTTTACAGGGTTCACTCCGTATGTTCCAGAAAACATGAGTATCACTGGCACTGAAAAGTCTAAGATTCAACGTAAAAAGAAAATACAACCTGGCACTGAAGAATGGTTTAAACTATGGTTTAGTCAGCCACACCTAACAGGAGAGAAGCCAGTTGAGGATTGAACATTTAGACGAAGGTGTCGGACGCATTATACAAGGTGTAAACACTACACCCGATGTTGGTGTGGATCAAACACGTATTGAAGCAGCAAAGTTTGGCAACAAAGTAGACAAAGACGGTAGGCCTCCTACCTTAAGTAGTGCTGTTAAAGGCAAGAGTACAAATGTATTATTCAACTTAGGACTTACTGAAGGTATAAAACTACGTTTAGAACGTGACAAAGACATAGATGTGCTACACATTATGGATACCAAAGGCAAGCAGCGTATCGAAGTGCGTGGCAAAAAAGGTTATGAAACTGGCGGCTACGATGCAAAAGACAAACTACATCAAGTACTAGACCGTGTAGGCAAGGCAGCAAATATTTCAGAACTTATGAATGGGGAAGTAGTAGGTATTAATCCTAACCATCCACAAGGCACTAGAGCAATACGCACAGCACGAGATGTATTACAAACCGAAAGTAGTCGTAGCGTAATGGAACAAGCTATTATCGAAGGTGGTCATAGTTTAGATGATTTAGACAAGCCTACACCAACTATAGCAGAGCTTGTTAAAATGCACGATGTACCTGCTAAACAAATACTAAAACAACTCGAAATGGGCATCGAAGCAGAATATGAACACACTAGTGATTTTGAAGTTGCTAAAGAAATAGCATTAGATCATATTGCTGAAGATCCAAGTTATTATGATAAGTTAAAGTTTATAGAAAACTTCGCCGATGGTAAGAAAAAGATACAAGAAGCATTTGATAATCCTTATCCGTTTAGTTTACAAGGACCAGATCCATCGCATAACTTTGCAGCAATAGCAGAAACAACAAATGGTATGCTAAGAATGGACTTTATAGATAATAACTATGATGAATTTAGTATTGACTTTGCAGTTGGAAAGAACATGGGCAAAACAGAAGCAGGTGATGAGTTTAGAGTATTTGCTACTGTAGTTGCAATGATGAAAAAGTGGATCAATACTGTAGGCATTGAACACGTAGAAAGTTTTGACTTTGCTGCTAACAAAAGTGAACATACTAGTGACGGTAGAGCCAAACTATACGAAAGATTTGCTAAACAACTTGCTAATCAACTAGGATGGAAGTTAGTACAAAGTACTACGGCAGATCGCAGCACCCAGTTCTTTGAACTAACTAATCCTAAGCCAGTACCTCGTGATGATGATCACTGGTACGACTTAGATGATAATCCAGAGTTAGAAGAAAACTTTGCTGATGGTAAGAAAAAAGGCAAAAGCAGACCGGGGCGTGTAAAAAAGTCAGGTGCTAGTTGTAATGGTAGTGTAACAGATTTACGCAAACGTGCTAAAAAATATTCAGGCGAACGTGGTAAGATGTATCACTGGTGTGCAAATATGAAATCAGGTAGGAAAAAGAAATGAAGATTAGAGAAGTCACCGAAGAAGTTGTACCTATTAACAATACCGAACATGCTGTAGAACGGTTGAAAGTTGCTGCTGAACTTTGTAGTAAAATGGGCAATCAGCCTATTCTTTACAGAGCAATGCACGGAAGCACATATCATGGTGGTGCTAAAAACAATCTAATACAAAAAATAACCAATCCTGCAAGAAAAGGTGTAATGGGAAATCATAATACTATACAAGTAGCAGTTCTTAAAGGCTTAGGCATCGCTAGTCCAGCACAAGCAACTACAGTAGCACCTGCAAGCAACAGCAACTATTTTGGTACAAATCATATAATAATTCCAGGTGGCGACTTTACTGCTTATTGGAACCCAGACATCGACGACTTGGGTGGCTTCAAAGGATATGATCCACAATACGCTCAAGGTGCTGGACCTAGCGGCGGCACTATTAGTCGCAGAGATGAGCCAGAAGGTGAAGAATTACAAAAAATACTAAGTGGTTATCAAAAAGGTATTCCTAGTTATAGCCAACACAAAGGCGAAGTTATATTAGATACAGAGTTCTATTATATGCTAAACTTAGAATCGTTTTTGAGTAAGTTTGGCGGTAAGAAAGTCAAAGAATTAATAACAATAGATAATAGGAAAAGTTTTGCTGCTATCAAACAAGATCTATTGGTAGATAAGTTTAAAACATATCGTGATATTGGATGGTATCTTGCAAACCCTGCTACAAATATGATGAAGTGGATTGCTGATAAGGAAGCAACGAGAGCACAATGACAAAAGAAGAACTAGCACACTACATAACTAAATATAAAGAACACGAAGCACGTAAAGCTAGTACTAACGAACGCAATGAATATTGGAGAAAATACAATGAAAATAAGTGAACTATTAGAAGCAAAAGTTGAAATGTGTCCAGAAGCATGTTGCGGTAAGCCTGTTACAGAATGTAAATGTGGGCCAGATTGCGAGCATTGTGACTGTCACGAAAAGAACAAAATGAATGAAACTACTAGTGCAGGAAGTGTAGCAGCAGTAGCAGCACCAATAGGTGGTATGCAATCTCGTCAGCCTAAGAATCCAGATGGCACTGCAAAAAATGCATTAGACAGCGACACGTTAATGGCTGGAAAGAAAAAGAAGACTAATAAACAAAAGGCATAAATACTTAAACTACTAGTATGGAGCCAATCAATGACTAAAAAAACAAATGAAGGTCTTGCAGACTTAGCTGATGTAGCCGAGCGCGACCACGAAGTACAAATGGCACGAAGCGATTTGTACAAACTTGCAAAATATTCTATCAAACTACACGAGATGCTAAAAAATGTAAGTGAAGCAGAAGGTATAGAAGGATGGCAGCAAGCTAAGATTACCAAAGCAGCAGATTATATTTCAAGTGTGTATCATGCATTAGATTATGACACAAAGTTTGAAAGTGTAAATGTAGCAGAAGATGCCAAACCAAAAACAATAAAACGTACATTAACAGATTCTCAAGTTAAATCTTACAAAGGTGGGCTATCTGAAAAACTTTCAACTATAACAGGAAGATAATCATGAGAATACGTGAGCTATTTGAATCAGCAGATCTATGCAACGAATGCGGAAATCCTAGTTGGAAAACACTTGAGTCAGATGATCTCGATGAAGGTAAAAAGAAAAAGAAAAAGAAATCAACCAAGAAAAAAGGCAGCCACGGTAAGGTGTGCTGGAAGGGCTATCGTAGAGGCAAAGGCGATAGTTGTCATAAAGTAAAAGGCGACGGTTAATGGACTTTAATGCACTACAACACAAACTATTTGCAATGGATCCAGTTGATCCTAGAGAAGATATAGCAAGAATGAAAGCACAAGCTGCCGCTCCAGCAGTTGAAAGTGATGGGATTGATTATCTTAAAGAAAGTGCCGTAGTGCCAGAAGGTTCATTACAAATGGATCGTGATTATAGTGTTAATGATTTTGCTGCACTTGCTGGTGTAGTTTCAGAAGGCAAACAACGTGCAGCAGATCAAGTACGTGGCAATGAACCAATGCCAGCTACTTCAACTCCAAGTAACACAGGCGAACAACCACATCCGCTGAAAGATAGATTGGTAGGCGAAAGCGACAAAGATGATCGCATTGCTGCACTAGAACGCAGAGTTGAAGCATTAGAATCAATGTTGCAAGAACGTGAACTATCCAAAGGCGAAGAAAAAGAAAAAGAACGTATTGTTACAGGTATGAAGAAAAACAAAAGCGATTTTAAAAATCGTTACGGAGATGATGCAGAAGCAGTTATGTATGCTACTGCTACAAAACGTGCAAAACAAAATGCAAGCGTAGATTACTCAAGTGATATTAAAACAAGATTGTATGATGCATTAAATAAGAAAATGGGTGTATAATGAAACTAAACGAGTTCATCGTTGAAAATGTTTTAAAACAATTTAGGACAGCAGCAGGTCCAGGACTTTCAATGAATAATCCTGGTAATCCAGATGGCAGTCATGTTGTAGAAATCAAACGAGCTTTAAGGAAGCATACTCTTGTAACAGGAAAAACACAAAATGGCAGTTTTCAAACTGCTGGGCCTGCATGGTCAGGTGATGAGTCAGGAACTTGGGATCAAACATTAGACGATGCTATTAGAACTTGGAAAAATAGTATCAACATACAAGTTAATAATCCAAACGAACTAAACACTGCTTTAGGAGAACTACGAGAAAAAGATATTCGCTATCTTATTAGTACTAGTCTTTTTCCAGCTGGAAGCGGATCTATGGCAGGATTGCTACAAATAGGCAATGATGGCACAACTCCTGGAAATCAAAATACTGCTGCTACCTGGGAAGGACAAGAAGTTGATGTAAATCATGTTATTGATACCCCAGTTGAACAAGTGACTGATACAGCACAAATGATTGCTGCTATTGGCTTTAGTGGCTGGTATTTTATTCTACAAGAACTACTCAACAAACGTGAAGAAAACACACAAGGAATACAACAAAGTCAAAACGCAAGACTAACTGAACTTAATAGAATGATGGTAACCATCTATGAAAGACAGAATCAGTTTGGATCTATTTGGCTAGAAGAAGTATGGAAAAGAGGAGTTGTTCTTAAAATAAGTAACGGATTGACTGCTACTCTTGCAAATGGCGAAGAAATGGAGTTTTCTCCACCAAACTGGCGCAATGGGTCGGCGAAGCAAGAAGCACAACAACTTTACGAATATTTTAGACAACTTGCAACAGGATTAATAGCCAAGTTTAAACAACAAGACTCTGAAGCTAATGCAGCAAGAAATGCTCCAGATGTAGTCGATACACCTACATTAGATGCGACTACTACAACAGCATGGGTTACTGCAATGAATCAGGCATTTGAAAATAGTATTGTTGCAGGTATTATACCAAGTGGTCGAGGATTTGGATATGATCGTGAAAAGATCAGCGATCTAATGAATCAACTAAACACAGCAGGAGATTGGGACCAAGTTGAGGAAGCATACGATGCACAGTTTGAAGATCTATCAACACAGCTAGTTGATGAACTTAGCGAAGCTGATTATCAAGCCCTAGTTATAAGACGACTTACTGCATTAAGAAGAATAAATCCAAAACTGTTGTATGCATCTATTGTTTGGGGACAAGACACTGATAGCATGGATGTTAGTATCGATGAGGACACCTATACTGTTGTTAAACAGTTAGATAGTAATGGGTTTCCTGTGGTCAACAAAGGCAGACGTGAAGTTAACGATGTATTAGTTATTGATGATGCATTGAAGGCAGCGATTGAACTATCTGGTGGAACTGTTCCTGATCTAAACATTGAAGCCAATGAAGAACACCGTGCAATGGGCGGCGCTATTATTGTAACAGTAATAAACGATCGTGTTCCAGAAATGACAGCGTTTTATACAATGCAAGATCCGTTCAGTGAATCACAGTTTAAATCACTAGGTCCGAGACGTTTGCTAGGTATAAGTGAAGGAGCTGCGGTGCTTGTAGCAAATGGTTCAAGTGAAGAATCTGTTGCACAATGGATACACGGACAAGTTATGGACGATAGACTTTGGCTTATTGGAGATGAATCTCAAGATATCGAAGGTGCTGCTAATGTTCATTTTGATAGTAGGTATAGAGACGAAAGTGAACAATCAGACGGATTCGGAAGCGATGATGATGATGTCGAAAATACAGAACTCGAAACTGATCTTATAAACAGATTATTCAGTCCTGATGCACGAAATGCTGCATTGGCAGAACTTGGACAAATATCTCCAGACACAGAACTACAAAGAGTATATGACAGAGTTTATCGCGGATATCAAAGTACACACGGCAACTGGCTAGACGAAGATATTACACAAGTAAGCGAATTAGAAAACTATGTAGAAGGTGATCAAAACAATATTCCAGATGGCTTTAAATCTATCATGGGTAAAATAGGCATTCCATATGCTGCACCAACACTGATGGCCCAAATATTTAAAGAAAGTATGGAACCTGGATGGTTTGGTTGGGGAACTGATGATAATCTATTAGGTGCGTTGATTGCACAAATAAGAAATAGAGAAGATTACTTACAAGTAAATGAAAGATACAAAGCAAAATACGGTAGCAACTTAATCGACGATGTTGATGCAGAGGATAGTAGTTGGAAACTCAACAATGATGGTGAATTTGTTGAAGCACTTAAACTTGCTATTGGAGAAGATGTTGATATTACACGAGAAGGTATAAGCACGCCTGCTATGAGAGCATTTTCTACAATGCGTAACGAACCCGCAGCAAATAATATTGCAGCCTTTAGAGCAAAGATTAGTAAATCTAACTTTGATAGTGTTGGCGCAGTAATGTATATACTAGATGAAATCAATAATATTGTATTAGCAACTCCAGGTGCATCACCGGAACAACAAGAAGAGTTTTTACAAATCATTGCAGATTTTGAAGAAACATTTGAAGGTGAAAGAGCCGAGCGTAGAGGATATAGTGCGCCAAAGTTTGAAGATATAATTGCTGACTGGAAACTAAACAACAGCGATCAATGGTTTCAATAATAGTGGACGAGTACGATTTAGACGAGCACGAACTTTATCTAAAATATCCACAACATCACAAATGGTGGAATAAACTTTATCTAGCAGAAACTATGGGCTATAGTTGTGGTCCAGGGGGTGTAAGAATACCCAGCACAGGCGAATATGTAATACGTCCTATATACAATCTTATAGGCATGGGTGTGTGTACAACTATAAAAGTATTAAAACAAGGTGATTGTACCAGCACACCTCCGGGTTACTTTTGGTGCGAATACTTAGAAGGCAATCATTACAGTGCTACATACGAAAATATCAACGGTACATGGAAACCTTTACACTGCTGGCAAGGATGGAACCGGAAATCAAATGTTGTAAAGTTTAATAAATGGATACGCAGTGATTATACACCAACCATTCCCAAAGCTATTGCTAATATAAATAATGTAAAGTATATCAACATTGAATACAAAGGCGACAATCCTATTGAGTTGCATTTTCGTCCTAGTGGCAATCCAGATGGTACATCGATTAGTAAGTGGAATGAATATATTCCTATATGGCATGATACTACACAGTTTGAAAAAGACAAACTAGTCGATCAAGGATACACTTGGATAGATAATCCGTATGATGACTGGATGGAAGACATGGAGCCGTATTTAAACGAAAGGCGGCTCGGGTACTATGTACGGTAGAATTGATTTATCCAAAGTAAAATACAAACTAGATCCTGATATTTTTTTGCACAAACCCAGTTGGGATGAAGCAGCACACATATACAACACTTACTGCAAATACAAAAACTTTGATAGTGTATATCCATTGTACAGTGATGATATCTTACAAAACGATTTTCATTGCTTGTATATAAATGATAAACTTGTAGCATGGGAACAAACAAGAGTATATACAACAGATAAAGTTGCATTCAGTGATCAGTTTGCATGGGATTACAGCAATCCTGAAGATAGTGTTGGTTGGAGATTTAGTTATCATGTTCCGGCCTATTACAAGTCGCAAGGATATAAGTATCTATACTTAGGAGATCATCACGACTATAAAAGTCGTATTCAAGGATATGAAATATTAGGCTCATGCAAGAAATAAAAAATAAAGTTAAACTAGGAACAGTACAATTTTATATCAGTCATACTTGCAATCTTGGGTGTGATAACTGTTTAAGTTACAACAACTTTTTAATCAAAGGACATGACAAGTTTTCTAACTATTCAGCTGATGCAGTTGAGTGGAGTAAACTTGTTGAGCCTGAAGATATGAGCATTATAGGAGGAGAACCTTTAAGCAATCCTGATGTAAACAACTGGGTAGTTAACATAAGAAATCTTTTTCCAAACTGCAAAGACTTTAAAGTTTGCACAAATGGCACAATGATAATGAAACATGTATCAAACATACTCAACTGGTGGGATAAAAATGTAATACTAGAAGTTCATGCACATACTGTAGATCACTTTGAAAAAAGTTGTAAAGATATAGAAACAATTATAGGTAATAAAGTTTATAAAAAAACTAATATTCCTCCAACAGATTCTCCCGAATATTACGATGAAGATTTTGATGTATTTTATATTATAGACGATAAAATAGTTGCTGTTGTAGCAGCTCCTTACAAGTTCAAACAATGGGGTGTAAATGCTTATAAAAACAATCAATGGGAGCTATACGATAGTAATCCAAAAATTGCACACATGATGTGTGTTTCAAACGATTGTCATTACATATACAAAGGGCAGATGTATAAATGCGGAACAATCGTTGGTGCTAAAGAGTTTGTAAAAACATACAAAGTAAAACAAGAACACGCAGATTTAATAAATGCGTATACACCAATAAGTTGGAGTGATGAAAGTGTAGAAAATGATCTAACCACTCTAACAAAGAACAGTATTGATCAATGTGCGTTATGTCCTAGCAACAACAAATGGACAGCAATAGAAAACGTTAAAAACAAAAGTAAAATTGGATTGACTTAGTACACATTATAGTGTATAATCAAATAAACAAAAGGAGTGTTGCATGAGCGATAGAGTTTACGGTACAGAAGAAAAAGCAAAACTAGAACGGCTGGTTAAAGAAGGCGTGACAGTACTACAAGAGATTGAAGACTTGCAAGGAGGTCTAAAAGAAACTGTGAAAGCAGTTGCAGAAGAACTAAATGTAAAACCAAGTCTTATCAACAAAGCTATTAAGGTTGCACAAAAGCGCGACTGGGGTCGTGTACAAGACGAGTTTGAAGATCTTGAAACTATTGTTGCAACAACAGGATACGACACGGACGCCTAATGTATCAAATATTTGATGGTGCATTTAATATCACCAATGTTTGTAACTTAACATGTAATGGTTGCGAAAGTTTTAATAACTATTTCTTTCGCAATCATTTTCGTTTTGACGATTACAAACACAAATATGAAAAATGGAGCAAGTTAGTCAAAATAAACGTTGTAACAATACACGGTGGTGAACCTTTTACCAATCCTGATATTGTAAACTGGGCTGATGGATTAAAACAGTTGTGGCCAAATGCAAATCAACATTATGTAAGTACAAATGGCACACTGATAAAAAATAAAATAGACATTTGTAAAAAACTTATTGATTTAGGCTGGTATATTGATATAAGCATACACGATACCAATTTACAAAAAGACATCGAAAACAGCATAAAAGAGGTTTTAAATGAAAAACCTTATAAAGTTGTGAATTTTGAGGACGAGACACGATATGTAGCACATAATAGCAATCGTCCATACTTTATATTGTATCAAACTACAGATTTTATAAGCAGTGCAAAAAAAGGCGTTAAAAACAATAAATGGCAGTTTCATAGAAGTAACAGTACATTAGCACACAAAGTATGTTTAGGCGGAGAACCTCCGTGTACACATTTTAATAAAGGCAAAATGTATCAATGTCACTTAACCAGTGTAAGTGCAGACTTGATCAAACAGTTTCCATTAGAGGAATATGCAATCGATTTATTAGAGCAATATAGCGGTGCTGATCCTGATGACGATTTAACAGAGTTTTTTGAAACATTGCACAATCCTATGCCACAATGCGAGTTATGTCCACAAAGCTACAAAACACATAACATTGCACCATTAGCAATAAAAAAGGATTTACAATGGACATAGTTACAAGTGTACTTTATGAACCTACTGTACGTTTAGATATTGATATCAAAAGTTTGCGCTATAAAGAATTTGATAAACTACACATACTTGGGTGGAGTGAAGAAGGTGTTGCATTTGATTTTATAAAATATATGATAATACGTGATCCTATTGAAAGACAAATCTACGACGATTTGTACAAACAAGGTAGACTGGTATATCATTGTAATATTATACATCCAAGGCACAACGATTCAAGTTTTCATGCACCTTGGCCTGAGTTTGATCAGTTCTTGGGCTGGCAACAATATAAAGAAATACCACATATACCGGAACAGTTATATCACTGTCAAACTCTTACATATAGGCCGCATAAAGATACACTTGTAGAACGCTTGTTAAACAGTGATTTACATGGAGAAATCTACTACAAGCGATTAGAAGATATCTGGGACAAAATACCCAATACACCTAACTGGCATAAACAAGTAGATAGATTTGTAGAAAGCAAAGAGTTTGATCCTGACTTTGTGTTTGACAGTGACACTAATCCGCCGCCACCAGTTGATGTATGGAAAAAATCGTTGTTCCTTATTACACCAGAAAGCACAGATGAAATAGTATTGCATACAGAAAAAACCTGGATGCCTATGCTATGGAAAATGCCTAGCATACTTGTTGGTGCTAAAAACTTGAACAAAAAACTAGAAGACAAAGGATACAAGTTGTTTCATAATGTTATTGATTATAACTTTGATTGTCTAAATACAATGGAACAAAGGATCGACGGATTGATTGAACAACTAAAACAAATCAAAGATTATAATGCTGTAGCACAACAAATGGCAGAAGTATGTGAGTACAATCATCAACGTTTTGTAAATGATATTGCATATGGCAATCTTCCAGAAGTTGTTGATATAAAGGCAGAGTTTACGCCAGAAGCACAAAAACTTGTAAATGTAATAAGAAAAGCAGTAACACAAGCAAAAGAGTTGACAAATGAAAAGAAATATAGTATAGTGAATAATAAGGAGAACTCATGCCATACGTAGACGCATTTTTTGATAGAGATTCAGATATTATTCGAGTAGTCGAACGCAAGGATGGAAAAAGACATTTCCATGAATATCAATCAAAGTACACATTTTATTATGAGGATCCACGTGGAAAGTACAAAAGTATCTACGGCAACACTCTAAGCAGAATTGTTTGTAAAAATACAAAAGACTTTCGTAAGGAACTTGCTATTAACAAAGGCAAGAACTTGTTCGAAAGTGATATCAATCCAATCTTCCAATGTTTGAGTGAAAACTACATCAACCAAGATGCACCCAAGCTGAATGTAGCGTTTTGGGATATCGAAACTGACTTTGATCCAGAGCGTGGCTTTGCTCCTGTTGAAGATCCGTTTATGCCTATTACTGCTATTACAGTATGTTTGCAATGGCTAGACGGTATGCTGGTTACTGTAGCAATGCCGCCAAAAGGCATGCCACTTGAAGAAGCAACTGCAATGTGTAAAGCACGTTGGGGAGACAGTGTTATACTATTTCCCAACAACGAAAAGGGCGAAGGTGAAATGCTGAGTATGTTCTTGGATCTCATTGAAGATGCAGACATTCACAGTGGTTGGAACAGTGAAGGATATGATGTTCCGTATACTATCAATAGAATAAAACGTGTATTAAGCAGTGATGATACACGTAGATTCTGCTTGTGGGGACAAAAGCCCAAGCGTAGAGAATATGAGAAGTTTGGCAAAACAAGTGAAACGTATGACACTATTGGTAGAGTGCATATGGATTATCTCAACTTGTATCGCAAGTACACATATGAAGAACGTCACACATATAGACTAGATGCTATTGGTGAACTAGAAGTAGGTGAAAACAAAACAGTGTATGAAGGTACACTTGATCAGTTATACAACAACGACTTTGAAAAGTTTATTGAATACAATATTCAAGACGTTGCACTGCTAGACAAGCTAGATAAAAAACTAAAGTTTATTGATCTTGCAAACGTACTAGCACACGAAAACACTGTGTTGCTACAAACCACAATGGGTGCTGTTGCACTTACAGAGCAAGCTATTGTTAACGAGTCTCATAGACGTGGTATGCAAGTGCCAAATAGAAAACAGCATGAAGGAAATACACAAGCCGCTGGTGCCTATGTTGCATTTCCAAAGAAAGGTGTACACGAATGGGTTGGCAGTATGGACTTGAACAGTCTGTATCCAAGTGTCATTCGTGCATTAAATATGGGTCCTGAAACTGTGGTTGGACAAATACGTTTAGATATTAGTGATGAACGTATTCACAATGATACTACACTAAAGAAAAAGAGCTTTGCAGGCAGCTGGGAAGGACGTTTTGCAACAGAAGAATACGAAGCAGTTATGGAACAAAAACGTGACGTAATGCTTACACTTGAACTAGAAAATGGTCAAGAAGAAGTGCTGAGTGCAGCAGAACTATGGAAGTTGATTTATGATAGTCATCAACCATGGATGCTTAGTAGTAATGGCACAATCTTTACAAACGAGTTTGAAGGTGTTATTCCAGGACTGTTAAAACGTTGGTACAGCGAACGTAAAGATCTACAAAAGAATCTTAAAAAAGCAAAAGACGCTAAGAACGAAGTAGAGATCGAATACTGGGACAAACGACAGTTGGTTAAGAAGATTAACTTGAACAGTTTGTATGGTGCTATTCTTAATCCTGGTTGTAGATTCTTTGACAAACGCATCGGACAGAGTACAACACTAACTGGACGTACTATTGTTAAGCACATGAGTGCAGAAGTTAATAAGATTATCACAGGCGAATATGATCATGTTGGTAAAGCAATGATTTATGGCGATACTGATTCATGTTACTTTAGTGCATATCCTGTGTTAAAGGATGAGATTGCAGCAGGCAAGATTCCGTGGACCAAAGACAATGTAATAACGTTATATGATCAAGTATGCGAGCAAGCAAACACAACATTTCCAGACATGATGCTGAAAGCATTTCATTGTCCAAAGAGTAGATCGGATGTTATTGCAGCAGGTAGAGAGATTGTTGCCGAAACTGGTTTGTTTATCACCAAGAAACGTTATGCAGCACTAGTGTACGACATTGAAGGATTTAGAACAGATGAAGATGGAAAACTAGGCAAAGTAAAAGCAATGGGGTTGGATCTAAAGCGTAGTGATACGCCGGTGTTTATGCAGGATTTCTTAAAAGATTTGCTTGATATGGTACTACAGAAAAAACCTGAAAAAGAGCTGCTAGAAGCTATCAGTCAGTTTAGACGTGAGTTTAAGGATCGTCCGGGATTTGAAAAAGGTTCGCCAAAACGTGCAAACAAGATTGGGCATTATCAGCGACTTGAAGAAAAGCAAGGCAAAGCAAACATGCCTGGACACGTTAGAGCAAGCATTAACTGGAATACACTCAAACGTATGAATGGTGACAAATATTCGCAAGAGATTGTTGACGGTATGAAAGTTATTGTTTGTAAACTAAAACAGAATCCGCTAGGCTATACTAGTGTAGCGTATCCTACAGATGAATTGCGTATTCCGGATTGGTTCAAGGAACTGCCGTTTGATGGTGATGCAATGGAAGAAGTTATTATTGACAACAAACTAGACAACTTGATTGGTGTGTTGGATTATGATTTAGAAAGCACAAAACAAAAAACTACATTTAACAACTTATTTGATTGGGACTAATATGAAAGTAGGTATTACCTTTAGTGCGTTTGATTTACTTCATGCAGGACATATTGGTATGTTGCGTGAAGCAAGAGCAAACTGTGATTATCTCATTGTAGGGTTGCAAACTGATCCTACTATCGATAGACCAGATACCAAAAACAAACCAGTACAAACATTGGTAGAGCGTTATGCACAACTTAATGCACTCAAGTTTATTGACGAGATTGTGCCATACGAAACTGAGCAGGACTTGATGGACATACTGGAACTGTTTCAGATCGATGTAAGATTCTTAGGTGAAGAATACAAAGAAGATGAGTTTAGCGGCAAGGATATTTGTCGCAAGCGAGGTATTCAACTGCATTTTAACAAGCGTGATCACAGATTCAGCACAAGTGATTTACGCAAACGAGTTGCTGAAAGAGAGAATAGATAATGTGGACACTACTTATTGTTAGTACAGTTATTGGACTAGAAGAACCTAAAATAACATATTGGAATAACTATAAAACTCAAAAAGAGTGCTTATTAGAACGAGCAGTACTTACTTCAACCTTTACACAAGGCGAAAGAGCATTGTGTAGTAAAAAGGAGAAATAAGTTGAATAGATTTATATTTGATGTGGACGGAACACTTACTCCTAGTAGACAACCCATAGATCCTGAGTTCAAAGAGTTTTTTAAACACTTTATTCGTGACAACAAAGTATGGTTGGTAACAGGCAGCGATTATCCAAAAACTGTGGAGCAACTCGGTGCAGACATTACTAAAAGTGTTGTTACCTGCTACAACTGTAGTGGAAATGATGTATGGCATCAAGGCAAACGAGTAAATGCCAAGTCATTTGAAGCACCTCAAGAACTGTATAGTTTGATGGAAGGCTGGTTACAAAGCAGTCCTTTCTCGCTACGAACAGGCAATCACATTGAACCACGTATGGGTACCATTAACTTTAGTGTTGTAGGTAGAAACTGTACACTAGAAGAACGCAAGTTGTATGTTGAGCACGATCTTGCAAACAGAGAACGTGAAAGCATTGCATTTCAAATCAATAGCGAGTTTCCTAACATCACTGCTACAGTTGGCGGTGAAACAGGCATTGACATTTATCGCACAGGCTGTGACAAAAGTCAAATCCTAGACGACTTTGACAAAAACATTTCTACATACTTCTTTGGTGACAAAAACGAACCAGGCGGCAACGACTATCCGTTGGCAAAGGCACTGAAAGATCGTGGATTTAGAGGTGCATCGTTCAATGTCAAAGACTGGCGTGACACATACGAAAGATTACAATATTTTCAAGAAGCAAAGGTAGCAGCATGATTATTGCAGGATACGGCTTTGTAGGCAAAGCACACGAAATACTATTCAAAAACTATCGTAGAGAGATTGTAATACACGATCCTCCCAAAGGTATGACAGCAGACTTTGACAATACCAGTGCTGTTGTTGTTTGTGTTCCAACGCCAGAACTGGAATCGGGTGCATGTGATATTAGTGCAGTATACGATATTGTATCGCAGTGTAGCAAAAACACACCAATATTGATCAAAAGCACTATTAGTTTGCAAGGATGGCAATACCTAAAAGAAACATTTCCCGAACATCGTTTGTGTTTTAGCCCAGAATTTCTTCGTGCAATGAACTACTTGAACGATATTAAGAACGTTGACAATGTTATACTAAGCGGTGACACAGATTACTGGCGTGATCAATACAGTGTAAACTGGTCAAATATCAAAATAAACATTGTATCACCTGAAGAAGCCATTGCTATCAAATACTTTCGCAATGCATTCTTAGCAACCAAAGTAAGTTTCTTCAACGAGATTTACGACTTCTGCAATGCAAACGATATAGACTTTGATCAAGTACGTGGAGGTATTGCAGCAGACGAACGCATTGGCAATAGTCATACATACGTTATGCCAGATCAAGGTGTAAGAGGCTGGGGAGGCATGTGTTTCCCCAAAGACACAAATGCTCTATTAAAAATGGCAGCAGAAAAAAATATTAATCTAAATACACTGTCAGCAGCAGTGCAATACAACAATAAAATAAAAAATAAAACTTGACTTACTACAAGTTTAATATTATAATGGAATATATAGGAGATAAAAATGCAAGACATTCTACAAGATATCGTAAGCCATACACATTCGTTGGGCTTTATCACAACACTAAAAGTCACAGCAGAAACTGATACACAGATCGAAAGTATGGCAGACGATCGTAGTGTTATTATGACTGCAACTACAAACACGCCGGTTGGTGAATTTGTAGGCACATTTGGTATGCCAGACTTAGGAAAGCTGTCGTATCACTTGAAGAATCCAGAGTATCAGAAAGATGCCAACATTGAAGTTGTGCAAGCAGAGCGCAATGGAGAAACTATTCCAACACACATTCACTTTGAAAATGCAGGTGGCGACTTTGAAAACGATTATCGCTTTATGAACAAAGCAGTGATTGAAGAAAAACTTAAAAGTGTTAAGTTTAAAGGCAACAGCTGGAATGTTGAGTTTCAACCAACTATGGCAAGTATTGCACGTATGAAACTTATGTCTGGTGCACACAGCGAAGAAACTGTGTTTCAAGTTCGTACAGAAGATGGCAACTTGAACTTCTACTTTGGAGACGAAGCAACACACGCAGGCTCGTTTACATTTGAACGTGCAGTTGAAGGTACATTAGCACACACTTGGGCATGGCCAGTAGCACAGACTATTGCTATCTTGAACTTAGATGGTGATAAAACAATGAGTATTACCGATCAAGGTGCTATGAAGATCTCCGTAGATTCAGGTATGGCAACATACGACTACATTCTACCAGCACAGCAGAAGTAAAATGGAACAGTTTGATCTCAAAGAGTTTGCACAAATGTTTGACGCAGCACTTGCGTCAGACAACCCTGGTGTTAAAAAAGCACTACGCAACTTTATGATGGTTGCTGCTATTGTTCATGCTGAAGAACAAACTGGTGAAGGACGACCAATGGGTCCGTTGGAAACACTGGTTAAAAAGGTTGCCGATCTTGAGCGTATGGTTTACGAATTACAACATAATCGTACTACTAGAGATTACAAAGATTACTACTACGGTAATAATCCTACTTGGGAGTATCGTCCTAACACCAGCATCAGCACAACCAGTGGCACTACTTGGAAAGATTCAACAGGGTATACTGCTCAAGATCTAAGCGAGTTAATGAAAGATTTAAAGATTAAATGAAAACAAACCTAACTGAAACACAAAACGATTATGCACACTTCCTGCCTAGTATCAGTGGCTTTTATGCTACATTCATAGGCAAGCAACGCTATGGCGAGTATGTTGATCCAAGTCGTGTTCCAGCAGGTATTGGCGAAGTAGAAGGTCTCAACTTTTTAAATCCATCCAAAGGAGCGTTCCACTACAAGTGGGCGCTCTATTCTGCAGGACACGCAGAACTTGATGTAAACAAGTTCAGTGAAAAAGAAGACATGCTACGCAACCGTGATAGAGATAATTCATGGTTGCTAGGCGACTCGGGTGGTTTCCAGATTGCTAAAGGTCTTTGGCCAGGTGATTGGACTGATCCTAACTGCCCGCTGGCTGCTAAAAAACGTGAACTAGTAGTCAACTGGATGGAAGAATACATGGACTACGGAATGATGTTGGATATTCCAACTTGGACATTCCAAAGTCCTAAGGCAGCAGAAGCAGCAAACATTCACAGTTATCAAGATGCTGTGGATGCTACTCATATCAATGCAAAATACTATATGGCAAATATGCGTGGCAACTTCAAAGTACTAAACGTGTTGCAAGGCAGCAACCATGGCGATGCAGATAGTTGGTATGATGAGTTCAAAGACTATTGCGATCCTACAAAGTATCCTGACACACACTTTAGAGGCTGGGCAATGGGTGGACAAAACATGTGTGATGTGCATCTTATCCTAAGACGTCTTGTGCATATGATACATGACGGATTGCTTGAAGAAGGATTGCATGATGTTATGCACTTCCTTGGTACTAGTAAACTAGAATGGGCTGTATTGCTTACAGATATTCAACGTGCTGTACGCAAGTATCACAATCCAAACTTTATGATCACATACGACTGTGCATCACCTTTCCTTGCTACTGCAAACGGACAGATTTATCACAGTATCCGTATTGAAGATAGAGGCAAGTGGAGTTACATGATGTCACCCGGTGCTGATGCACTAAAGTATGCCACTGATACTCGCAAGTTTAAAGATGCAGTAGTTACTGATAACATATTAGCAGCGTTTGAAGATTCACCTATTAGTAGTGTACTTAAAATGAACGATGTATGCTTCTATGCAGAAGGTGATAAGAACAAAATCGGCACACCTAAAGTTAAAGCAGGCGATATTGATATAGACAAACACGGAAACCCTATATTAGATAACACAGGCTCTCCAGATAAAAGCAATAAAAAGTATAATCCAAACTACGGACAGCCTATTGTTAGAACAAAAGACAGTACTAGTTGGGATAGTTTTAGTTATGCATTGCAAATGGGTCACAATGTTTGGATGCACATTGAAAGTACACAACGTGCTAACAGAGAATACGATGCAGGTATTTCGCCTTACATGCTGATAAACGATAAAGACTTTCCGGGTTGGGGCGTTGTTAAGTTTAAAGAAGTTATAGACGAAATCTTTAGTTTGAAAGACAGGCAAAAGAGTCTAGACTTGATTGAAAAATATGATCGTTATTGGATGCATGTAATCGGAACACGCCTAAATATTGGTAAGAAAACTAAAAATGCACTAACAAACTTTGGTAAACTATTTGAGGAAGTATAAATGAACTATGATAGTCTTGAGGCACATTTAGATGAGCTTGTTAAAAAACATCGAAAACTTGATGAAGAAGTCGAGCAGTTGTCGACACATCATGTTAGTGCAGAACTGAGGCAACTAAAAACACAAAAACTTTGGCTCAAAGATGAAATACATCGTATACAAAAACAACTCAAAGGAAGTAACGGTCATGGATAGTAAACAGATCCAACTTACTAACTTAGAACTTGCACTAGAAGATCTTGATAAAATCATTGACAATATGAAAAAGAACAACTATAGTAAAGAAGAGTTAAATGAATACGTAAAAAAACGTTGGAATGTTTGGAACGAAATGCATCAAGTGAGAAAACAATGAAAAGAATTTACGATCAAGGCACAGAAGAAAATGTCGAATACTTTGTAGGCACAGAGGTAGAACATACTCCACAGTATAAAAAGAAAACACTGTTTGTTGTAGGTATTAAAGAGGCCGAAGACGTTATACGTATTGCAAACGATAATGGCTGTAAACACATCTATCTTGGTGCTAACATGAGCTTTGGTGTTACAGAAAATACTAGCACTCAATGGGAACCTTGGGAAGCAATGGCGTTTCCACTATTAAAAGAAGGTTTCTGGGTTACATTGGATATTGATAGCAGTCAGGTTGAAGGACTATTAGAAACTGGACTGATTGAATACAATAGATTTATTCCAATGATCTCTGTCAAACTTCCGTACATTGATCTATTGGGCTATAATGCTTGCATCAAACTAGACGACAAGGACTTTGATGAAAGTAATCCTGGTGTATGGGTACATAAAATACACGATTTAAAAACCCGTGATACTTTTACAGATTGGTCACAATACACCACAGACGAAATAATATCTTGACAATATGACACAAGAACGTTATTATACATATATGCAACGGCGTAACAGAGAAGAGGACGCTAAAATGACAAACGCATTAGAAAATGCAAAACGTAGTATTTGGGTAACTTTTACAAAAGAAGGTATTCACAAATATCCAGCAGCACTAGATGATCCTGCACTAGCAACAGGTGACGAGTACGATGTTAGCTTTTTAGGTTATCCACATCGACACATGTTTCACTTTAAAGTGCAGATCCAAGTAACACACAACGATCGAGACATTGAGTTTATTCAGTTCAAGCGTTGGCTCGAATCCTTGTATGCAGGTGATATCCTGCAACTAGATTACAAATCATGTGAAATGATTGCAGATGATTTGTATACACAGATTAACAGCAAATATCCTGGCCGGTTTGTTGTTATTGATGTCGCCGAAGATGGCGAAAACGGCTGTCAAATTGTTTACCCAGCATAAAGGAATAAAGGTAAATGACTATTAAAAACCCAGTAGTAAACAAGATCTTTAACGATCTTGAAGAGTTCCATGACTTCTGTCGTACAGAAGGACATCCTTTTAATAAAGAGGATCTGTATCGTAATGATCGGCGGCCGTGGCAGGCTTTTCAAAAGTACAAAAACTGGTTACGTGCAAAGGCACGTGGTGGTGAACGAAAGCCACGTCATGCGTAAACTATTTTATATGGGCTTAGAGCCATATGAAGGCAGGTACACACTCCAGTTGCAAGACTGGAGTGAACGTGCATTCAAGCGGCGCGGCATTGATTATGTTGTTGTGCCTGGCACAACTATCGACAATACAAAAGCAATTCAAGTAGGTCAGGTGCTGGATGCACATGGCCGATCTTACTTTGCAATGTCGCAAATGATGAACCTTGTGCAGATGATGCGCAATGGTGAAGTAACAGGCGAAGACGTTGTTTTCTTTGAAGACATGTTTCAGCCTGGTATGGAATCGCTTCCGTATATTATGGATCAGATTCCGGCAGAGCAACGTCCTCAAGTTTGGATCCGTTGTCTTGCACAAGCAGTCGACCCTGACGACTTTGTTCATGTTTGGGGTATGGGCAAATGGATGAGTTTGTATGAAGAAATGTGCAACGAGTTTGTTACAGGCGTATTAGCAAGTAACGAAGAAATGGTTGCACATATGAAGATTGCAAACTGGAAAGCACCACTTTACAATGTTAGTGGGCTTGCATTTGACAAAACAGAAGTTCAAGAACGTGTTAACGATGTTCTTAAAAGTTGGGATCAACGTGAAAATCGTGTTGTGTTTACAGCAAGGTTTGATCAAGAAAAACAACCTGACTTCTATATGGATATGATTGAAGAATGGTATGCTACACCTGGCACACCTGAAGTAGAGTTTGCTATACTACAAGGCGGACCGCTACGTTCAAACAATCCAAAGTACATCGAACGTGCTCGCAAAATGGAAAAGCGTGGACAGTTGAAGATTTATGAAAATCTTAAAAAAGATGAATACTACAATATTGTAAACAATAGTAAAGTATTGTTCAACTGTGCATTGCAGGATTGGACAAGCAACACTGTTAGTGAAGCAGATGCATTAGGTTGTAATGTGCTGTTTCCAGCATATCGTAGTTTTCCAGAAATCTTTGCTAACTGTTATGAACGCATGTATATTCCATGGAGCATTAACGATGCAATGAACAAACTAGAAAAGTTATTGTTGGTTCCACACAAAGATGTAGGCAAGATCAGTAACTGGACTAGTTCTACTATTGATCGTTACATTGACATTATGTCAGGTGACGGTGAACAATGGCGCCGTGATGATAATCGATACAGAGATCACGTAGCTGTTAACAAGTATTAGACAAGAAGGAGAAATAATTGTTTAAAGATATTGATAAAAAGATGATGATTAAACTTGCACTACTGCATGTTATCGTCGTTGTAGTAAGTAATGCTTTGGTTAGCATTCCAGTAGAGATTGCTGGAGTTAAACTAACTTGGGCTGCATTTACATTCCCGATTGTTGTTCTTGCAACCGATCTTACTGTGCGTATGCTAGGTAAGAATATTGCACGAGCAACTATTGCAGCAGCCTATCCGCTTGCTATCATTGGTAGTATTGCAGTTGTATTAGCAGAAGGTGCACCGCAGAGTGTTGCACTACGTATTGGCTTTGCAAGTGCTACAGCATATGCAGTTGGTACAATGCTAGACGTATATGTATTCCAATACTTGCGTGAAAAGTATCGTGCATGGTGGTTAGCACCAGCGTTGTCAACTGTGGTTGCAAACGTAATTGATAGTTACACATTCTTCTTTGTTGCGTTTAACAACTCAGCAGACGAGTATATGGCAGCAAACTGGATGGAGATTGCAGGATCGCAAACTGTACTAAAGATTGCAGTAGGATTGATTATCTTCTTACCAGCATATGGATTGCTATTAAAAGCATTATCCGGAAAGTTGCGAGAACAATAAATGAAAGTATTAGTCACAGGTGCAACAGGTTACATTGGTAGCCATGTTTGTAAGTTATTGAAAGAACATGGACACGCAGTTATTGGTTGGGATACAGAAATCCACAACGAAACAAACGATGTTTCTGCATATTGTGACTACTATGACAAAATTGACGTCACCGGCCAATATGTCGGTGGCATCTACGATGCAGTAGTACATCTTGCAGGACGTAGTGTTGTTCCGCAAAGTTTAAAAGAACCTGCTGAATACTATCGTGTGAATGTAGGTGGCACAGACAACTTGCTCAACAAAGTAACAACACCACATGTACTGTTTGCAAGCACCAGCAGTGCTTGGGAAATGGCAAGCCCTTATGCTCGTAGTAAAGTGGCAGCAGAAGATATAATAAAGGAAAAAGCCAATGGATACACTATCTTTAGATTTTTTAACGTATCTGGTACTGACGGGGTTAATCGTCAACTGGGCGATCCTACCCATCTTATTCGTGTTGCTGCTATGGTGGCTGCTGAGAAACTACCCGGCCTTGAGATCTTTGGTACTGACTATGATACTAGGGATGGCACTTGTATTCGTGATTATATTCATGTTGTTGATTTGGCTAATGCCATTGTCAACGCCGTTGAACGTGGACCAACTAACACACCATATGAGTGTTTAGGATCAAATGTAGGGTATAGTGTGCGTGAAGTAATCAATACCATGCAACAAGTAACCGGTAAAACATTAAATATCACAGAAGCACCACGTAGAGCAGGTGATGCTGTAGCAAGTGTTGTAGACGATCTTAGCAACCTTGTTACACTTACAAAAAGCATAGAAGATATGTGCTTAGATCAATACAAACTGGAGATTGGAAAAAATGGAAGAACTTAAAAAACTTACAAAACAAATGGTCGAAATGATTGACAATGGCGATCTTATGGGATGTTACAGTTTATTTGAAGCTGAAATAAGAGAAAAGTTGTCTAGTTTAGATCAAGAATCAGAACTTGTACAAGGATGGGTACAGCAAGGCAAACTAGTTGACGAGGAAGATTGGGCTGCTGTAATGGAAAATATGGAAAATATTAGAAAGTTATTAGATGCGTGATCATGCAGGAGATACTATAACTATTACTGCTACAGAGAATAATGATTATACTTTTGATATAAACAATATAACTGTTGATACTATTGATATTAGTAATATTACTACCAGCACAATACACACTACTAGTCCGACCATTACGCTCGATGATACCCATTGGGCTGACGAGATTACTTGGGAGAAAACTGAGTTTGAAGATTGTATGCCTAGTGTTGCCAAAGTAGAAGACATGTGCAACGACTATCCAGCATTGGAAAAAGCATACGAAAACTTCAAAATGATTTATAAAATGGTGCACCAAGATTGGAAAGGCAAACAAGATGACGAGACTCCGTTTTAATATAACTCCAGATTGGAACATTGATGATTATAAATCGCTCAGTTTTAAACGTGATACTGTAAAAGGACAAACTACAGTACAGGAATATTTTCGAGTAGGACATAAGCCTAAACAAATGACCATGCTTAACTACTTTGAACCCAACCCTATGCCTAACAGTGTTGAATATGTCAAAACCTTTTTTAATGACTTGGTTAATGTTACAGCAGCAGTTAATGTATTCGAACCAGGAAACTACTTGCCTTTGCATAGAGACAACTATAGAAAATATCGAAGTGTTGCTAAAGATGTTTTACAAGGCAGAGGTATTGAAGCTGTATATCGATATGTTGTTATGCTTGAAGATAGTGTTCCTGGGCAAATGATGCATATTAAAGATACAATACACCACACATGGGTTGCTGGTGATGTGTTTGGGTGGATTGGTGACGAAATGCATACATTTTATAATATGAGTTTAAAGGATAGATATGCAATACAAATCACCGGAATACAAACGTAGTGATGTTTTTTTAGATAACTGCTTGGTTATAAGAATAAAAGGTCAAACTCGATTTGTAGATGAACATTACAATATTTTAGATAATCTCAACGATTACGTTGGGTGTGATCAAATGTATAAAATGAGTTTTTTAAATGATTATAATGAAAACTTTATACAAGTACACGACATGGGTCACATACCATACTTAGAAAACTTGAATCTAAGTTCTATTGATATTAATGAACTGAACAAAAATAAACTAACTATTTTTCTCACTGAACAAATATTGCATACAGACAATGATTATTGCAGAGTATTACTTGGAAACAATGGTACTCCAAATAACTTATCAAATGGTATTCCTTACAACACTACAAAAAATATCTGGTCTCCTGAACTTGATAGTATTGAAATATTTGTAAAAAATAATAATCTAACCAATGTTTCAGTTTGTGTAAGTTTTGATGATACAACTGATATTTACAAAGATAGATATAGCTTTAGACTTTATCGTAATGATGCTTGTTTAGATGCATTAACCAACTTGTATAAATCGTTTGATGAAGTAGAACATATTAGACCCATTGATATAGACAAAAAGTTTTGGTGTGGAAACTGGAGATACAGTTCTCATAGACATCTTATTACAGCATATGCTAGTACACTTGATACTGAATATAGTTGGGGATTTATTGACGATGATTTTAAAGTTTTAAAAAACACATGGTTAGATTTAGAAAACTTTAAATTTAAAGATAGCATTGTTGGTAGATTAAAATATTTAAATAAAAATAATAGAAGTATAGATATACCAACTACATCGATGGATATTGATGGTAACATACTCGACGAAGCCAAACGTCTACATGAAATACCAGCTGGGCCTTATGATACCAATCAATATACTAGTGGTGAATTATTTAAAAATACATTTTGTTCAATTGTAAATCTCAGTACATTTGCAGAACCGTTTCCGTGCTACGATGAAAAACCATTAAATGCAATATTTAACATACGTCCATTTATATTATGTGGCCCTCCAGGAAGTTTGGCACTTATGCGTAAGGACGGATTTAAAACATTTGGTGACTTTTGGGATGAATCATATGACAACGAGTTAGATCATACCAAACGTTTAGAAAAAATATTCAAACTAATAGATGAGATAGATAGTTGGAGCATACGTGATTGTCAAGAAATATATGCCAACATGATTCCAACACTATTTGAAAACTATCATAAATTTAAGAAACCCAATATATGAAATGTGCAGCATTATATAGTCATACAAACATAAGGGGAGGCAATCGTGTCTACCCTTGTTGCCGTTATAAAACACCTATACAAACATTCGACGGTGATGTAGGCAATATACTGCATAGTAATGAGTATAAACAGTTACGTGAAAACTTTAGTATAGATGATCCAAACTGTGCAAAATGCAAGCACGAAGAAAGTCTCGGTAAGGAAAGTTTGCGAGAATGGTTTAATAAAACATACCTAATGGATGTTAAACTTAGATACCTTGAAGTAGGCTTTGATAACATATGCGATCTTACATGTGACGGCTGCTGGGAGGAATGGAGCAGCAGTTGGTGGGTAAAAAAGAACCCCAATCTCCCCCCTAAACAAGGTATTACTAGCACTACAGAGTTTGAAAATATTCCTGGCAGTATAGAAAAGGTTGTGTTCCTAGGCGGCGAACCATTAATGACCAACAGGCACAGAAGGTTCTTAGAAAGTTTTGACACATTGGATCATTTGGAAGTGGAATACTTTACAAATGGTATGCACAAGCTACACGAAGAAGATTACAAACTATTACGTAAATGCAAACGTGTGCATTTTACAATCAGCATAGACGGTGTTGGTGCATTAAACGAACAAGTGCGTGGAAACAGTATATGGAGTACAGTTGTCGACACATTGGACAAAATAGCAGATACATTTGAATATACTATCCACACCACCATACACAAAAACAACTGGCACGGATTACCAGAGCTAAAAGAATTTACAAAAAAATATGCAAACTGGACAACAAATGTGTTGACATTTCCAAAAAAACTCGATATAATAAACTTAGAGCAGTGTGACAAAGACAGATTATCTGATATATTATACAAGCATAATATACCTAATAAAGAATATATCAGTACACACTTAAAAGGAGAAGCATGATGGACATGCGAAGTTATGAAGATTGGCAAATTCACGATGCAATCGAAAGTGCCGTAGAAGATGTTACATGGAATAGTAACGATTTGCTTACATTAGATTGGCAAGCAACTTATATGACAGATGAGATTCCAGAAGACAGCAGCTGGGATACATTTGCTACCAAAAACAAAAAAGCATTAGAAGCAATGTACAAACAATGGGGAGTGCCTAAAGAAGGCAGTTTGCATTACATGTGCATACGTCCTGAGTTGACAAAAGGACTAGGAAGTATTATTGCACCGTATGCACATATGAAGTTCAACTACAACTTTCTCAAACTCACACCAGGTTGTAGTTTGATGTGGCACTTTGATACATATGCTACATTTGTAAAGTTCAACAACATTGAAGAAGACAATGTACACAACGTTTGTCGTACAGTTGTTATGATGAATGACTGGGACAGAGGACAAGTGTTGCAAGTTGGCGAAGAAGTTTACACACACTGGAGCGCAGGTGATACATACACTTGGAAAGGTGACACATGGCACGGTATGGCAAACTTTGGACCTACAGACATTGTTGTATCGCAAATAACATTTTTGGACGAAGATGACAAATATACCCAATGATAAACGTAGTATGGATTTTGGAAGTGCATTTGCTATACAAGATCCAGAAACTATGAAGCTGTTACGTCAAACTTTTAATTTTACTGATCTTAACAGTGACAGTATCATTGATGAGTTTTTGTATGAATATGACGATTGGATTAAAAGTGGCACACTAAATGTATTTACTGGATTAGAAGATTTTAAATACAAATGTTATAGTAATGGCACTACAGAAAGTTTTGATAAGTTTTATTTAAAAAATGCCAAACGGAGATTCCGCTGCTATAAGGGCGAGTATATGTATCATAAACTTGCTTGGCGTGACAAGTTTGTTTGGGAATGGCTTGAAGACGCACCGTTGCACAAAAACGATGCTGTTGTTATAAGTTTGCCCTTTGCAGACACAGGCGACAAACACACAAGTTATCACGAGTTAATGCGCAAATGCAGCGAGCTAGATATACCTGTGTTAGTAGATTGTGCATACTACGGTGCCTGCAGGCACATACATATTGATCTAGCGTATCCGTGTATTACAGATGTTACATTCTCGTTAAGCAAAACATTTCCTGTTGCATATGCAAGGATTGGTATACGTTACACTCGAGTAGATGACGACGACACTATGTTTGTATATCATAAAATAAACTATAACAATAAAATAGGTGCATTGCTAGGATTAGAATATTTTAAAAGTTTTACACCTGATTATATACCAAACAAATATGTTGACAAACAAACAGATTTCTGTAATAATATAGATGTGCAACCAAGTAAAACAGTGTTGTTTGGAGTTGACGTAAAAAACAAGTATCCTCAATATAACCGAGGCGGTGAAACAAACAGATTAAGTTTTCACAAACAATATATAAAAGGACTAGATATTGCCAGTACAGAGTAACAATGATTGGGATCCACTAGAAGAGATTATTATTGGCACAGCAGACAACTGTGTACACCCTACTATGAATATTAGCACACATAGTTTTATCTACGGCGGCGAACAACTTGAAGATATTAAGCAGTTTGATGGACAACCTATTGAACAATGGATTGTAGATGAAGCAAACGAAGACCTTGAAGGACTTGGAAAGTGTTTGCAAGGATTAGGCGTTAAAACACTACGCCCTGAACCAGTAGATCATAACAAGAAGTTTAGCACGCCAGAGTGGGAAACAACAGGTTGGTATACATTCTGCCCACGTGATTTGCTATTACCGCTGGACAACATGATCATTGAATGTCCTTCGCCTATGCGCTCAAGATACTTTGAAACTAGAGCATACTATGAACACTTGTATCGTTGGATGCAAGAAGGCACACAATGGATCAATGCTCCGAAGCCTATTCTAACAGACGACAACTATCAACTAGAAGATAGAGCAGATGCTACACTAGTAAACAAAGAGATTATTTTTGACGCACCTAATATTGTGCGACTAGGCAGAGACTTGCTGTGTCAAGTGAGCAACAGTGGCAACCAACTAGGCTTTCAGTGGCTCAAGACTATCTTAGAGCCCAAAGGCTATCGCTTGCACGTTGCTGAGAAGTATTATAGCTTTGCACACTTTGATAGCACAGTATTGCCTCTACGCCCAGGGCTGGTGCTGTTAAACGCAGGTAGACTAAGTGAAGACTGGTATCCACCTATTTTCAAAGACTGGGATAAGATTTGGGTAGGTGAAGAAGACCTACACGTACCGCCAGCAAACACAGGCGTTGCTCCGTGTAGCCCATACATTGGACTTAACTTCCTAAGTGTTAACGAAGAACTGGTTATTGTAGATGAAAAACAAGAAGCACTAAGACGTATATTAGGCAAGCACGGCATTGATACTATCGGTTTGCCAATGCGTCAAGCACGTAGTATGAGTGGAGGCTTTCATTGTGCTACACTAGATACAAAGCGTAAAGGCACACTGGAGGATTACTTTTAATGCTGCATACTATCGAAGATCTTATACACCGTATTAATTTAATGAAGGATAAAGCAATACTGTTGCACCGAGTTCGCAACGAGTTTGCTGAGATTAGTTATAAAGAATATGATAAGGTGGCATGTCAAAATCTTATTGATGATATACAATCTATTGCCAGAGGTATTGCTAACGATACACAAGGCGATGAAATAAAAACAGAAATGGACGAATGGAAAAAATGAACAACTACATCTTTACAAGCGAAAGTGTTAGTGACGGACACCCTGATAAAGTAGCAGATCAAATATCTGATGCACTAGTAGATGCCGGGCTTGCTAATGGAGACGAGACAACTCGTGTAGCCATTGAAACACTTGTAACCACTAATCACGTAACGTTAGCGGGCGAAGTAAAAAACTTTAATGTCACCAAAGACAAAGTTAAACAACTCGTGCGTGACAAAGTTAAAGAGATTGGTTATGAACAAGAAGGGTTTCATTGGGATAACTTGCGTATCTATAATGAGATTCATTCTCAATCAGGAGACATTGCACTAGGTACAGATGACTTTGGTGCAGGTGATCAAGGCTTAATGTTTGGCTATGCTTGTAATCATACTGACAGTATGATGCCAGCACCTATTCATTATAGTCATGAAATCCTAAAAAACTTAAAAACAAAACGTGGTGCTATACTAGGACCAGATGCTAAAAGTCAAGTAAGCGTAGAGTATTATGGTGCTAGACGTGACGGCGTAATCAAACGTATTGATCAAGTTGTGATAAGTACACAGCACACAGAAGGCAATGTAGAAGAGGCAAGACATCTTTGTAAACTTGCTGCAATGGAAGAATTAGGAGACTTAGTCGATGAAAGAACTACATGGCATCTTAACCCTACTGGAAATTTCGTTATTGGCGGTCCTGACGGTGATGCAGGTGTTACTGGGCGGAAAATTATTGTTGATACTTATGGGGGTTTTGCTCCTCATGGTGGCGGTGCGTTTAGTGGCAAAGATCCAACAAAAGTCGACAGAAGTGCCGCCTACATGGCACGATGGCTCGCCAAGAATGTAGTAGCAGACAATATGGCGGACTGGTGCAATATCCAGTTGAGCTATGCTATTGGTGTTAAAGAACCTACAAGCATTTATGTTGATTCAAACGGTCATAATGCTAGTATTGCAAAGTTTATTGAACGTGAAATCGACTTAACTCCAAAAGGAATTATTGACAGATTCAATTTATTCAAGTATAATAACTATAGTAAAAACTGTACATACGGACACTTTGGCAACAAAGATGTTCCTTGGGAGAAAATTGGATGGTAAAAAAATATTACACATATGATGATGTACACAAAGCAGCAATGGACATTGTACTCAAAATGTACAAAGACAACTGGCGACCAGACTATGTTGTCGGCATTACAAGAGGCGGCCTTCCATTAGCATTGCGTATTAGTAACCTGCTAGATTGTCGTATGGAAACACTCAAAGTAAAACTGCGAGACGGCAAACCTGGTGAAGAATGCGAAACCAACTGCTGGATGGCTGAAGATGCATTTGGATATATCGAAGACAATGACTATAACACCAGCAGTGTGTTTAAAAAGAAAAACATTCTTATTGTAGATGACATCAACGACACTGGTGCTACATTCAACTGGATCAAACAAGATTGGAAGAGCGGATGTTTGCCCAATAATCCAAACTGGAATACAGTATGGGGCGGCAATGTGAGATTTGCAACAATGACAGAAAACTTTAGTAGCCAGTTTCCTGACGTTAACTATTGGTGGGATGAAGTAAACAAGTTAGAAGAAAACACCTGGCTAGTATATCCATGGGAATATGATTAAGGAGATAATATGAGTTGTGGTTGCGGAAGATCGCCAACAGGTAGATGTGTTGGCTGGCATAGTTTGACAGAAGAAGAATATCGTGTTAAACTAGAAGAATACAATAAAAGACAAGCATTAAAGGAGAAAAAAGATGCGTGAACAACTAGTTAAGGCAGCACGGATGCATGCCGAAGGCGAGCTTGAAAGAGCAAAAACAAATATTATGGTGTATATGCATCAAAGTGTAGGCATTGGTGAGCATAGTGATATTGTAGAAGCTATTCAAGAAGAACTTGATAAAATGGCTGCTGCAACAGATCGTATTGAAATGTTAAACGTACATTTTAGTTGACAAAAGATCTAAATAATGTTACTATAAACTATATAGACATCCTCGTCTATAACTCGGAGAAATAAATGATAAAAAATAATACTGGACTTGATACTGATACTGTAGATACAGTTAAAGTAAGTGAAGTTGTTCGCGAGCGTTTGCGTAAAAACGGCGTTCGCTTTTTTGCTAATGATAATATTAGCGAACATATTAGTGATTTTGAACTACAAGAGATTCAAAATGAACTAGCCTACAAGTTTCAAGATGTACTTGAAACATTGATTATCGACACCGATAACGATCCTAACAGTGAAGGTACTGCAAAGCGCCTTGCTAAAATGTATATACATGAGCTTATGCAAGGTCGTTATTTTAAAGCACCTAATGCAACAGCATTTCCTAATACAGCAGAAGACAAGTATGAAGGTATGCTAGTAGTGCGTAGCGAACTTAAAAGTGTTTGTTCACATCATCACCAACCAGTGAGTGGTGTTGCATACATTGGTATTATTGCTGCCGACAAACTTATTGGACTTTCGAAGTATACACGTATTGCGCAATGGTGTGCTAGACGTGGTACATTGCAAGAAGAACTATGTAATGATATTGCTAAAGAGATCATGGATGCTACTAACGCTAAAGATGTAGGTGTGTATATTCAAGCAACACACGGTTGTTGTGAGAATAGAGGCATTATGGCACATAGTAGTCTTACACAAACAAGTGTACTCAAAGGTGCATTTAAAACTGATCCTAGTACAAAGAAAGAGTTCTTTGACAACATTAAACTACAGCAGGAGTTTGCTCCAAGATGATAGCACCAGTATTTGAAAAAGGTTATCCTTCTTATGAAGCAGTTAACAAAAAGCCAGCTATGAAATTACGTTATAGTGAAGCATTTTATAGTGTGCAAGGCGAAGGCAAGTTTGTAGGAGTACCCAGTGTATTCCTACGCACCTTTGGTTGTAACTTTCGTTGTATGAACTTTGGTTTAAAAAACGAACCGATGCGTGATGAAAAGCAAAAGGCAGGTATTATTCACAATGCCGAAGTCCAAGGATTACTTGACGCAGGTGTGCATGAAACTACTAAAGAGTTTAACGACTTGCCTATTATACATACAGGTTGTGATACATATGCTAGTATCTATCCAGAGTTTAAACACTTTAATAGACAAGCAACTGTAGACGAAGTAGTTGAACATTTACTTTCACTTACTCCTAACGGTAAGTGGGTACAAGATAATGGTCAAGATGTACACTTGATCATGACAGGCGGTGAACCGTTGTTAGCGTGGCAACGGCTTTACGTAGAGCTGTTTGAACATCCACGTATGCAGGATTTAAGGAACATCACATTTGAAACAAACACTACACAACATTTACACGACGATCTCTACAACTATCTCAACGACAGTGACAGACTTACAGTCACTTGGAGTTGTTCCCCAAAACTTAGTGTCTCAGGAGAACCTTGGGAAACTGCTATCAAGCCTGATGTTGCTCGTGAGTATACTCGGGTTGACGGTAGCGAACTTTATCTTAAGTTTGTTGTGGCTACTAATGACGACTTTGATGAAGTTAAAAAAGCTGTTAGTGCTTACCAAGATGCCGGGGTACAATGTCCAGTATATCTTATGCCAATGGGTGGACGCAGTGAAGAATACAGTCTCAATGTTAAAGACGTGGCCGAAGCGTGTATGGCAGAAGGATGGCGATTCACCCCAAGATTACATATCAGCTTATTCGGAAATGCCTGGGGGACTTAGTAAAGACGATCTTGATTATTTACAAGGTAAGAAGATTACTAACGAACAGTACGACAAGATAAGGAAACAAATATGAAAGATCCAAAAGTATCAGAACTTGTAAAACAGTTTAACAAAGATATAGAAGCGCTCAATAAAACTTGGGCGGCGCTACAAAAGAATGATGTGTATGCTCGTGTAAATGTAAAAGGCACTGCTACGTATACAGAACCTAAATACATCGAAGTAACTGAGATTACCCAGCATGTAGCATATATGAAGGAAGAATCATGAAAAAGTTTTTAAAAGATATTACCGGTATTACTGCAAAAGAAAAAGAACTTGCAGAACAACAACTAAGAATCGACGAAGAAAACGATAAAATTTTGTTGCAAAACGATCCAAAGACATATGCTAACAAAAAGAAAGAGCCTTGGGTTAATGTATTAGATATGAAAGTTAATGAAGATAATATCCGAAATGGTTTTTTTGAACTTGACTGGAACAAATACTTTATTGACCAACTTGTTTCTAATGGATATGGAACAGAGGCTGACGCAGAAGAGGAAATCGTAGATCGGTGGTTTAAAGATATTGTGTACAATATGCTTCAAGAAGAAGGTCAAGACACAAACAGAGGTGCAGGATATATTAATGTTGTGCCGCTCGATAAAGGAAAAAGTGAAGTATCATGAAATACGTTATTGATATAGACGGAACTATCTGCAAAGAAGTTATTATTCCCGACAGTGGTGGTAAAAAAGACTACGCTAATCATATTCCAATGCCTGAACGCATTGCTAAAGTAAATGCATTATACGATGCAGGACACACTATTAAGTATATGACAGCAAGAGGTTGCGTTAGTGGTGTAAACTATTTTGAACTTACATACAAACAACTAATGGATTGGGGTGCAAAGCATCACGAACTAAGTGTTGGCGAAAAAGAAAACTACGATATTTGGATTGACGACAAAGCATTTTGGAGTGAAAACTTCTTCCGCGAAACAGGGGAAACTTATGAGTGATTACACATGTGATAACTGGGTAGTTATCAAGATGAAAGGTGACGACCCTCACTATCGTCTTCTTGTTGGAACATCTGGTGGTTACTTAGATGGCGACAGTTGGCGAATGAATAGCGGCATTACAGAAGTAAACGAGACTGATGAATACTACTATTTCAAAGGTTCTAGTGGATCTGAATATCGCTGTCGTAAAGAGTCTTACATGCTAAGAATGAATAACGCTGGTACCTGGGCACGACTTCAAGAACTGCATGGCGACAAAGTTGAGATGATGCCAGAAGATACTGACTGGATGAATATGGATTGGATTATATCATGAAGTTTACACACCAACACAGTGACGGCACAAAGATTGAAATAGAAATGGCAGAACATGCGTCTATGGATGCTGTTCTTGAAGAGTTTCAAAACTTCCTTCGTGCCTGTGGATACGTAGTTGAATACAATCAATGTTTAGTTTTGGAGAATATAGATGAGTAGATTTATTGCAGCAATGGATCACAGCGGCGGAAGCACAGGTGGTGTATTAGAACGCTACGGACAAGAATATACAGAAGCAGACAAGATGGAGAAAGTTCATGCTATGCGTCTTAGAATGGTCAGCAGTCCTGACTTCAACGACAGTAACATCTGGGGAGCAATCCTCTACCAAGACACAGTCACACGTGGCATGGTTAACGTCTTGGATGAAAAAGGTATTGACACGTTCCTAAAGATTGACAGTGGGTGTGATGAAGATGGCACACTCAAACAGTTTCCAGTAAAGCAAATGTTGGAATGGGCTACAAACGGCATTGGTCCTCGAATCTATGGCACTAAAATGCGTAGCATTGTACATGGTGTAGGAATGATTCATCCTGTACTCAAACAACAATTTACGCTTGCTCGTACTATTTGGGACTATGGGCTTGTACCTATTATTGAACCAGAAGTGCCCATTGATCATCCTATCAAAGCTGAAGTCGAAGACGCTCTTATGTATCACTTGCAAGAGTTCTTAGATGAATATCCAGGCAAGTGTATTCTCAAACTAACGCCGCCAGAAGTGCCCAACTTGTATCACAACCTTACAGTGTTTCCTAATGTAGAACGTGTTGTGTTTCTAAGTGGCGGATACAGCACAGCAGAAGCGTGTAATAGACTAGGTCTTAATGATAACGTAACTGCCAGCTTTAGTAGAGCGTTGTCAGAAGGCTTGCGTTATGACTTGACAGATGAAGAATTTAATGCTAAAATAAGTAGTAACATTAAACAAATAACAGAGGCATCTAAATGAGCACTTATATCTTAGTAGATACAGCAAACACATTCTTTCGTGCAAGACATGTAGTACGTGGTGATGTTGATACTAAACTTGGCATGGCACTACATATTACACTTAATAGTGTTAAGAAAGCATGGCTGGACTTTAATGCAGATCATGTTGTGTTCTGCTTAGAAGGACGTAGTTGGCGCAAAGACTATTACGAGCCTTACAAGCGCAATCGCAAAGAACATCGCGATGCAATGACTACACAACAGCAAGAAGAAGATACATTGTTTTGGGAGATCTTTGATGAGTTCAAAGACTTTATTGGCAATAAAACTAACTGTACTGTAATGCAAAATCCTGTACTAGAAGCAGATGATCTTATTGCAGGCTGGGTACAGGCACATCCTAATGACAATCATGTTATTATTAGCACAGACGGTGACTTTGCACAGTTGGTTGCGCCTAATGTACGTCAGTACAATGGGGTAAGTAATACTACTATTACAGTAGAAGGATATTTTGATGACAAAGGCAAGCCCGTGTGCGATAAGAAGACAGGAGAACCTAAGCCTGCTCCACACCCTGAATTCATGTTGTTCGAAAAATGTATGCGTGGAGATACTAGTGACAATGTGTTTAGTGCCTATCCAGGTGTTAGAAAAAAAGGTACAAAGAACAAAGTTGGACTAGTTGAAGCATTTGAAGACAAAACTACAAAAGGCTTTAGTTGGAATAATATGATGTTGCAACGCTGGACTGATCATGAAGGTGCAGAACATCGTGTGCTAGATGATTATAACCGTAATGTTGTATTGTGCGATTTGACTGCACAACCCGAACACATTAGACAAGAAATAGATAACACTGTTGCAGAAGTAGAACCTAAGAACGTTACACAAGTTGGTATGCGTCTTATGAAGTTTTGTGCTAAATGGGATATGCAACGTATTGCAGACCAGGCAGCAAGTTATGCAGATCCATTACAAGCGAGATACCCACAATGACTATGAAAGCCAAACCTGTACTAAAAGATAAATTCTGGATTGTTGAAGAAGAAGGACTAAGAGTCGGTACTCTTTCAAAAAACGATGACGGATTTGTTGTTAGCCAAAAAGGGTCTATTGAATTTTATAAAAGTGAAAATCACTTAAAAAAGACATTTGGTAAAAACTTTTTAGTAGCAAATATTACAAACAAAGAAACAGTTTCTAGTAGAGAAGTACATGGATATCCAACACGTACTACTCCTTACAACAGTATGTATGATATTAAAAACAAACTACCATTGTTTACTAAAAGTAAAAAATCTAAAAGTGTATATTGTGCCGGATACTATCTTGTTAAGTTTAATGTTAACTGGCTTAAAAGTTACTGTCCAAAGCTAATTACTATTGAACGTAATGAATACTTAGGTCCATATAAGACCGAGTTAGAAATGAAAGCAGCACTAAGTAATGTCAACAGAGCCGATTAATACAATGCCAATACAACAGCTGATCCAAATGGTTAAAGCTGCTGAACAAAGTAAAGCAAGAGAAGTAAGACTAGATATTAATCAAGCAAAGATACTAGCACTTACACTAGGCGAGGTTATGGCAAGATTGCATGGAGACTTGGAAAAAATCATTGATAGTAAACTTGAAAAACTCAATGAAGATCAAGTTATTGAAGTAAATATGGACTCTGGGGCTTGGTAAAAGGATAAATATATGCGTAGTTAATAAAAGGACACGCATTATGAGTAGGCCAAAGCCAGTTGTTAGACTTGAATATACAAATAAAGTCACCTATAAATGTGAACAAATTTTAGATGCAGAAGCCATTTGGGCAGTATTTTATCAAGATAAACCTTTTAACTTAAAAAGTTCAAATGCACTAACCAACTATCCAGGTCCTAAGTATAAAAAGACTAGTTTTTCAAATCCAGGACATGCTCACAATCTTGCAAAAAAACTAAATGACATGTTTAACTGTACGGACTTTTCGGTATATATGCTATCCGAAGGTGAGAAGTTATTTGACTGACAAGGTTACTTATACCAAACTTTTTTTAAAAGAACTTAATAAAAGTTATAATGATATCAATGTAAAAGAATACATGCCATTATGGTGGCAAAATACACGAACCAAAGGCAATGGCGGTCTAAGACTCACAGAAGAAGGATTTGATGTTATAAATCAAATCGGTATTACCACATATGATATACCGTATCCAAGAGACATTCCACTAACCACACAAATCATAATACATCTCGACAAATTTATAACTTGTCCATATTATCTTACAACTCGAAGCATAACGGTGACAGATGAACGTAAAGCAATCGAGCTTGGGCTGTTTAGTGGCGACTTACGCAAATATGGATTAACCAAAGCAATGAACAGGCAGAAGCAGGATGAGAATTGATCTCCACGGATATCATATTCATACTGCCTGGCAACACTTTAATACACAGATAGAAGAAGCATATCTTAATGGTTATAAAAAATGCCATGTTGTTACAGGGCAAGGTGCTATGATGCATGAAATACACACATGGGCACACAATCATTCACGTATTAGAGAATGTGTTCAAACCAAACATAATCCTGGAAGTTTTAGTATAAAGTTGAAAAAAAGAGGTTGACTTCTGTAATACTTGTGTTATATTAAGTGTATAGGGCAAATACACAAAGGGCAATACAATGTTTACATATAGTGAAGATGTTATTTCAGATTTACACAAAGACGCTTATGGCTTCCGTCCATCGCAGCGTTTCTTTGATGACTGGTCTACATATACACCTGCAGAGAAGCAAGAGTGCTGGGATATAATGTGCCGCGACATGGAACAGGCTTGGGCCGAAGAAAAGGTTCAAGAGGCATCAGATGTTGCCAAGTTCGAAGACCGTGTGCAAGATGTTATTGCAATCGGCGCTGGCAACCGCACTACTGCACTTGAGTGGATTGTAGGACAAGAAACTTTCTACCACAGCCAAGATGTTGAGCATTTTGTTTGGCAGCAAGGCATCTTGTTTACAGATTATGGCAAAAAACTTATCAAAGAAATTGCCGCTATTGTAACATACAAAGATGCATATTAAGGTTGACACTAATAGCAGTTAATGCTATTGTACTGTATAGGCACTGAACTCAAATCTAAAAGGAATATAAAATGTCAGACGTAATTCGCACCGTTTCTCCAAGTAAAGCAAAAAACGCTCTTAGTCATGCAATGCAAAAGAAGCGTCCTGTTTTTCTTTGGGGTCCTCCAGGTATTGGTAAATCCGATATTGTTCGCCAAGTCAGCGAAACTTTTTCTAAATCTCATCTTATTGATATTCGATTGAGTCTTTGGGATCCAACCGATATCAAAGGCATTCCATATTTTGACAGCAATAATGTTAAAATGGCATGGGGTGCACCAAGTGAACTGCCAGATGAAGAAATGGCAGCACAATATGATAATATTGTACTATTCTTAGACGAGATGAACTCGGCGGCACCTGCTGTACAAGCGGCAGCGTATCAGTTGATTCTTAATCGTCGTGTAGGTACATATAAACTGCCAGACAATGTTATTATTGTTGCGGCAGGCAACCGTGAAAGCGATAAAGGTGTTACATATCGTATGCCTGCTCCGCTGGCTAACCGCTTTATTCACTTAGAACTTGCTGTAAACTTTGATGACTGGTTTAACTGGTCAGTAGACAACAACCAACACCAAGATGTTGTAGGTTACTTAACGTTTGCAAAAAAAGATTTGTATGATTTTGATCCAAAGTCAGCAAGCCGTAGTTTTGCAACACCACGTAGTTGGTCATTTGTAAGCGAATTGCTTGAAGATAATCTAGACGAAACTACTACCACTGACTTGGTTGCAGGTACAGTAGGCGAAGGGCTTGCTGTTAAGTTTATGGCACACCGTAAGGTTGCCTCAAGTATGCCAAACCCAACAGATATTCTAGCCGGTAAAGTAAAAGAGTTGAAAACTAAAGAAATCAGTGCCATGTATTCCTTGACTGTTTCGCTTTGTTACGAACTTAAAGAATCATCTGATAAAAATGACAAAAAGTTTGATGACAAAGTAAACAACTTCCTGCGCTTTGCAATGGATAACTTTGATACAGAACTAGTTGTTATGGGTATTAAACTTGCTCTTACGCAATATGCACTTCCTATCGATCCAGACGAAGTGGAATGCTTTGATGAGTTCCACAATCGCTTTGGTAAGTATATTAAGGCAGCGCAACAAGTTTAAGTTGGTACATAATGGGCAGTTTCGGCTGCCCATTATTCTATTTAAAGGTTGACATTAATAGTAAATATGTTATATTAAATGTATAACGCTTACACGAGGTGAGAACATGGCTACTAAAGATACACAAACTAAACTTAAAAACTGGGAACCTAATCCAGATATTACTCCAGAAGAACTTGAAGAAATGCGTGTAGAAGTACTCGACCGTATTATTGTTGCACGAGTAGGATTGCTTCTGCGTCATCCGTTTTTTGGTAATATGGCCACACGTTTGCGTATTCAGGCAGCAGATGAATGGCTAGGTACTGCCGCAGTAGACGGTAGAAACTTATATTTTAATACGCAGTTCTTTAATGCCATGAATAACAAAGAAATCGAGTTTGTTATTGCACATGAGATTTTACATTGTGTGTTTGATCACTTGGGTCGCCGAGATGAACGTAATCCAATGCTGTACAACATTGCCGCAGATTATATTGTAAACAATCTACTAGTGCGTGATCGTATTGGTACTATTCCAAGTATTGTAAGTTGTTATCAAGACTTTAAATATGAAGGATGGAGTAGTGAAGAAGTCTATGACGAGTTGTTTGAAGAAGCTAAAAAGAACGGCGAAGAGTATCTCAAACAACTAGGCGAAATGTTAGATGAACATTTGGACCTAGAAGGTGAAGATGGTGAAGATGGTGATAACGGCAAAGATGGAAAAGGCAGCAAAGGTCGTCCCAAGTACAGTAAAGCCGAAATGGATCAGATCCGAGACGAAGTAAAAGAAGCTATGATCAATGCTGCTCAAACTGCTGGTGCAGGTAATACACCTGCTGGAGTTGCACGTATGATCAAAGAGCTTACTGAGCCTAAGATGAACTGGCGTGAGCTTATTCGTCAACAAATTCAAAGTACTATTAAAAGCGACTTTACATTCAGTCGTCCGTCACGCAAAGGCTGGCATACTGGTGCTATTCTTCCAGGTATGGATTTTCAAGATACTATCGACTTGTGTATCTGCATTGACATGTCGGGTAGTATTGGTAACTCGCAAGCCGCAGATTTCTTAGGCGAAATACAAGGCATTATGGATGAGTTCAAAGACTATAAGATCAAGTTATGGTGTTTTGATACTAACGTGTACAATGAACAAGACTTTAGTGCAGACAATGGTGAAAGCCTGTGCGACTATGAAATATTAGGCGGCGGTGGCACTGACTTTATGGTTAACTGGACGTATATGAAAGAAAATGACATCCAGCCTAAAAAGTTTATTATGTTCACAGATGGATATGCTTGGGATAGCTGGGGTGATGAAGATTATTGCGAAACAGTATTTGTTATTCACTCACACCATGATAAAAACTTACAAGCACCGTTTGGTGTTACAGCACACTATGACGAGGCTGCATGAAACTAAAAGACCCTAATCCACTTGATGTATTAGATATAAGGAGGGTGAACTTTTGCCCTCCTCATTTTGCTACAATAAGTATTCCACGTAGATATAATTTGGATCAAGCAATATGCGACTGGATCATTGGAAATCTATCTGGAAGATACTTTTTTGGTAATTCTATTCAGTTAGATGAAGGAAAAAATCTTGTACATCAACATTATGTTGGATTTGAAAGTTCAAAAGAACTTAGCTTCTTTATGCTGGCTTGTCCACATTTGAAGTACAACTAAGATACTGGTTATAAATAAATTATACAAGGAGTAAAATATGACCGAAAATACACAAGCAAATGAATTAAATATTCAAGATTTAGCATTAGCAAGAGCTGTTATCGAACTTGCAACAGAACGTGGTACATTTAAGGCTAATGAATTGGCTAATGTAGGTGCGTTATATAATAAACTAGATGCTTTCTTAAAAGAAGTAGAAGCACAAGCCAAAGCGGCAAAAGAAGGTGCCGAAGCGGCGATGACAGAAACTCCACAGGAGACCGAAGATGGCGCTTAAACATGTAGGCAGAGTTGCTGCCAATAGACGTAAAGTAGTTGTAGCATACCGAGTTATTCCAGGTGATCCTGACAACTGCTTGGTTGTACAAACAGAAAATCTTAGTGCAGATGAACATGATAGCTTGATTAGAGTTGTTGAATCTGCTGCTGGGCAAGAAGCATACGAGTTTGCAGAAGCAATGGCTCGTGCATACTTGCCTGACGGACGCAATATGCTGGCAGGATTTCAACAAACTGGAAAACTAAGAAAAGTTCCAACCCAAGCTATTGAAATGACTCCAAATGGTAATACTACTATTGCACTCAACGAGTTGAATAATACTATTGCAGAACAACAAGGTGTTACAGTAAACGATCTTGCACTTAAAGGACCCGGTGGAGAAACTGCTCCACAGCCAAGTAATCAATCAGAGCCAGCTGTTGATCCTACCGCAGTTTATACTAACGAAACTACAGTCTCTACAGACGGTGTACTTGATGATAACGCACTTGCGGCGCAATACAGATCACAAGCAGATGCTTTGTATAAAGAAGCAAAAGCACTCCGAGCACAAGCTGAAGAATTAGTACCAACTATTAAGAAGAAAGCGAAGGTGACAGCAAAGAAAACTGAAACCAGTGACGGATAAAAACAAAGACGAGTATTGGGAAGAAATACTAAATGATATTGATATGGATTTTATTCCATTAGAATATATCAACACTGTTATTGTTGGATTTGTTGACGGGAAAGAGTGGGAAATTGATATTAAAAAAACCAAGCAAAACTCTGATGATGTTGACTCTATACTAGAAGATTTTTTTGAAGAGTACGACGATACTATTGAAAAAGTTGATTTTAGATTAGATACTGAGCGTTTAAAAAAAGACATTCAAAAAAGAACAACACGTTTTCTTAAAGTAAACAAGTAAAAAAAGGCTATTACAACTGTATTTTTAGTACAAAGTTGTAGTAGCCTTTTCCTTTTAAAAATAGTTTCTGCACAGATATGATAAATATATAAAACAGTACCTAGGAGACTTTAATATGGCTTTAAAGCTAAGACGCGGAACAGAAGCAAACAGGACAAGTATTACGCCAGCTGAAGGCGAAATAATATATGTTACTGATACTAAAAAACTATATGTCGGTGATGGAATTACACCCGGAGGTGTACTACAAGGTGGTAGCGGCGGCAGTTTAACTGGTATCACCGATAATGCTACAGCATCGGTGTTAACACTCGGTGACGCAAACATTAGCATCGATGTTGATTTAAGCATTACCGGACAAGAAATTGTCGGTGATGGTGATATTAATATATCAGGAGATATTACAGCAAGCGGTGCAGGTACTGGCATAATAACCGCTAATAGTTTCATAGGTAATCTAACTGGTGCAGTAACTGGTAATGTAATAGGCAATGTAACAGGCGATGTTGCAGGTAATACGACTGGATATCACACAGGTGATATGACAGGTAGTGTGTTTGCAGATGATTCAACATTGCTAGTTGACGGAGTTTCGTCTTCAATAAATTCAGAAACTTATAAATCTACTACAGGTGATTTTAATTTTACAAATATCGATGGTAGCGATGGCGAAGTTTCGTTAAAAGTAAACGGAATTGAAAATCGAAGTATTTTAGAACTTAATATAAGTAGTGCTTCTGATTTAACTGGTGATCTTGTTACACAATACGGCACTATATTATTTGGTAGAGATGATTTAAACGGTGCTCTTAATACAGGACTAATATTTGGAAGAGAAAATTCTATCTATATCGGCCAAGACAGCGGCGGTGATTTTACTACTGCTGACAAATACATTGTTTGGAAAGATCAAAAATTAGGATTAGGACAAACTGTACCTACAGAAGTTTTAGACGTAGTTGGAAATGCCAAAGCAACAGGCTTTATACAAACAGGATCTTTTACAACTGCCGAACGTGACGCACTTACAGGTGCTGAAGGTATGATGATTTATAACACTACAAACAGTAGATATCAAATATACGAAGATGGCAACTGGTTAAACATGCGCGAAGTATCAAGTGGCGGTGGTGGCAGTACTGACAACTATTCACATTGGAATATTACCGCAGATGATAGTACATTAAGAGTTGTTAACGGACAAGAAACTATTGGTATACTTGGCGGAACTAATATTACTACAACAAGTGATGCAGAAGGTAATATAACTATTACCAATACAGTAGTAGATTTTACTGATTTAGGTGTAACTCCAACTACACTAGCAGGATATGGCATTACTGATGCTTTACAAGTAGGATCTGCATTTGATGTGACAGGAGATCTAACAGGTAGTGTATTTGCTGATGATAGTAGTACTATGATAGACGGTCAAGTTGGCAAGATTGTTGGTCCTATTGAAAGCACAAATCCTGTTCTTACAGGAACAATAGACAGTTCAGATTCAAGTGCAATCACATTTGTTCCAGCACTTGTTATGAACAGCGATGTTACTATAGAAAACAACCTTATAGTTACAAATAAGATTGTTGCAGATACAATCGAAGTTGAAAACATTATTACTAATGCCAGCGGAACACCAGAAATATCAAGTGATACTGATATTATTCTTGCAGCAGGAACAAGAGTTGAGGTATCAACTAGTCCGTTTAAACTAGCAAGTTTTACTACTGTAGAACGTGATGCACTAGCTGCTGAAAATGGCGATATGATTTACAATACAACTGACAACAAATTCCAAGGATATGAGAACGGTGCTTGGGCTAACTTAATCTAAGGGCTAGAAATATGAGTGAACAATATTATTCGTTAGGAACGAATACAGCAGAACAATATATTGAAATACACGATCAACTTTGTGAAGCAACAAATGGGATTGCAAATATTCCAGATAGAGTATGCACATGTACAGATGAAAAAGCACATAGTCTTACAAGAGGAAGTTTTTCCTTAACAGATGCAGAAGCAACTGCACTAAAAGCAGATCCACGCATAAAGTTTATTAATATCGATTACTCAAAATATCCTGAAACATATAAGGCGCCGCCGGACGAACTTTATGCAAGTGCTCCAAAAAACTTTAATAGATACAAAAATACAGTTAAAGTTTACAAAGAAATGGAAACTTCAAACACATTGCCCGGCACACCTGATTCAACAGATATCAATAGAACCAACTGGGGAACATTAAGAGGTAGCACACTAGTCGATCCTTGGATCGAAGGCGGTGACGCAGATAACGTTGTAAAAACAAGTAAAATACCTCAATGGGGAGACGGCAAGCATGTTGATGTCATTGTAGCTGATGATGGTGCTGGATGGATTGGTCACCCTGAGTTCAATAGAGACACAGAAGGCGAAAAACCAAATGGATACGTAGGTGGTAATCTACTACCAGGTAACGGAAGTTGCGATGTACTAGATTTAGTGTTAGATGCACCCTATTATTTAGATCCAGATTATTTTAATGCAGATCCAGATAATAGACTTATAACACGCTGGGATGGTACTATTGTACCTGTAGAAAGTTTTGCAAGAGGTTGGTGGACAAGCACAGGCAATAGAAGTAGTGTATTCAATGCAAAGTTTCCTAGTGCAGGTATCGTATCGTTTATTACAAGCGGATACACAAGAGCATACTGCAACGGTAGTAACACAGCACCGAGCACTGTAGGAGAGCACTGTACGCCCTGTATGGCGCTTACATACGGTAGAACACAGGGCTGGGCATACAACGCTAACAAATGGGCACTTAACTTATATGGCACTAATAGTACTGACATTGAACCAGGCTTTGATTTACAAAAAATATTCCACAATACAAAACCAGTAAATCCTGCATACGGCACACAAGACCCTACTGTAAGTTCAAACAGTTGGGGATATCGTGCAAGCAAAGGCGATAATCCAGGATGGTATCATTTTAGAGAAGATTCACCTGTAACATATGCAGGAACAGGTGCAGAACCTACATTTATCTCGCACATGGGATCACAAGGGGATGGCGGTCGCTGGAAAAGTGAAATGAAAACCAACTCACTTACAACTGCATTAGACGAACTTATCAACAGCGGAGTAATATTTGTGTGTGCTGCTGGTAATAGTAACCAAAAACAAACCAACTGGGGGCATCCTGATTTTGACAACTATATCAGTGCCAACAGCGATGACACTATCGAAGAAAGCAGTTACAGCGAATTTAGTGTAGAAGTTACCGGAACAACCAATAGACGTGGATTTCCGCAACAAGGTGGCAAACATGATTTAAGTGACGGTCTCGGTAGCGATTTCTTTAAGCGTGAACTTACAGTTAATGGTGTACGTATTGTAGGAGCCGGTAGCGTTGGCG